AGTGGGCAATCATCCAAGTCCAGAGGGCTTCTGTGATTCTCATCGACCTCGCAACAAGCGCCATCCGGTAAGCAGTAAACTTCTATTCCATCTTGAAACATAGTTATCGACTCCTTCAAATCTTAATTTTGTATAACGATTTTTACCAACTCTTTATTCCATGCGTGGTTAGGATTTCTTTAATTTCGGCATTATCTTGGCAGAAAAAGAACTCATCATTTAACTTGTCAAAATCTTTATTTAACTAATTAGTGTCCCCTGTCTTCTGTTCCATTCTTCCATTACTTTATTTGGATTTTTCCCTTTCGGGTACCCTTCTGTCGGAACAGGGCAGTCCGGGTTATTGCACTTGACCATGTACATCCTTCCTCCACTCGACCACGTTTCTACTTTTATATTTGTTCCTTTACAGAAACGGCAAGGTAATAATTTGATTTTGCTCATTTTATCCTCCTCTAAATCTTAAAATTCATGTTCTCTCCTAATCTCCTTTTGAAACTAAAAATTCATCGCTGCTGATGCTCTTTAATTCTCTCTTTCGCCACCTCATATATGTCTTTATCGTTCTCGAAGCAGATCCAGTTTCTTCCTGTGTTCATGGCTGCGATAGCCGTAGTTCCGCTTCCAGCGCATGAATCTAACACAATCTCACCTGGATTCGTATAAGTCTTAATAATCCACTCAATTAACTCAACGGGTTTTGCAGTTCTATGCTTTGCTTTACTGGGATGTGGCTTCTGAATTCGAATGATGCTGGTAGGATACTTCTCCGTACTGCCAGCACGACAGTCATCATTTCTCACAAACTTGCCATAATTGTTATTCGTAATTTCATCTCCAGCATAACATTTACCCTGGCTATGTAATGGTTTTCCAATGGTGGACTGAGGATTGTATGTTGGAGTTTTTTTATAGAACACTGCAATTTGCTCATGTTGTCTCAAAGGCATTTTCTTTGCATTTAGAAATCCTGTTGTGAGCATTTTGTCCCAGACCAGATCGTATCTGAACAGCTTTCGGTTTGACTCAACAAGATCTATGTAAAATACGCCTTGACCAAACAGAACTATTGCTCCGTTCTCTTTAATTATTCTCTTGTATTGCTTCCATAGTGGCTCAAACGGAATCACGATATCTGATTTATTTTGTGTGACACCATAAGGGAGATCCGTACAAATCAAGTCGATGGATCTGTCATTAAGCAGTTTCATTCCTTCAAGGCAATCTTGGTCATAGATTTTATTAATTTCTAACATTCATATTTGGAGTAAATCTCTCTGCTCCTTTCAGTTTTTTTTTAAAATATGGGCGAATTGTCCGTGAAACCATGTATTAGTTACACTTCTCAAATCTTAACAATCATCTTTGGGTCGCCTACTATCTATTGCATCTCCCAGCGGACACCCGAAACATGTGCCATGCTTATCTCCATACGGGCATACATACAATGTATCCTTTTTGCAGATACAATCTCCACTCTTATCTCTCTTTAGCATCTATTCCACCTCCTTCAAATCTTTATTTTTCTTCCTGTGACATTTTTTCTCCAAATTATCTTTTACGCAATCATAAAGAAAAGTTTCCAAAGAATCGGATGCCTTTTTATTTTCTCCGCCAATCGTAGCGCCACTTCGGCATTTACATTTTCCCAATTGCCAACATCAATGACATATCCGTTTTCAGATATCGTTATGTCTTGAATAAATATCGAGAAATCCAATCCATCGAGCCACCCTTGCTGATCTGCCTTGCTAAGTATTGCTTTTCCTCGTCCTGTCATTTTCTATACCGCCTCCAAATCTTGATATTACTTTCCTCCTATAGTTCTAACGTAGGCCTTTCAAGCGCACTCAGTCTCTGCATAAGCTCATTCCAGTTCGGGATGATGTCCGTTGCATCAACATGATATCGCTTGATTTTGTACAGCTGCGCAACTTCCTCTTCGACGCAGCATCCTGGGAAATATCCATATGTGCCCACACCGATGTATACATCTGCCGTGCTCAGCATCTCCAGTGATTTTCCAAGATACCACACAGCGCTGGTCTTTGCTCCTTCCGGCGGCTCCTCTGGAATCCATGTATCAATCATTTCCAGCTCCTCACCCTCATATGCTTCCGCGATTCTCTTCATTTTTGCGAAGCTCTCGCGGATCTCTTCCTCTGTTCTTCCTCTCATCGGTACACTTGCGAATAATTTTTTCATATAGATTCTCCTTTCTCAAATTTCAGTTTGGGTAATATTTCCCGCATCTAAATAAATGCACCCATCCATTTCGTAGCGTCCGGCTTCCCAATCTACCGTAAACTCTTCCCAATCATCAATATATCTGCCGATTACACTATCCTGTTCGATCAAGAAAAACAGATCCTTATTCTTTTCTGGATCAGACAGCCCACAAAAGACGTACTTTCCTTCCTCTGCCTTACTCTTGTACACGTAAGCGATTTCACCGTCCATAAGCTCATAAATGTTTTTCCAAAGTTCGTGGTCCTTTCCTTGGATAGCACATCTGTCGAGCATTTCTTTTGTTCTGAGGATTGCTTTTCCCATTCTCTGTCACTCCAATCTTAATTTTCATCTTCTAATGCTGAATTAAATGAATCACTCAAATCTTAATTTTGGTTGCTTTCTAACCGTTTAGCGGCCTCGTTCATCAGACTCTCAAAATTGGATATCGGCATCCCCATGACCTCATTTCCAATTCTGTATCCATACGCAGTGCGGCTCAAGCATCTTAATTCTTCTATGATTTTCTCTGTTTTATCATCTTCATAATTGTGCATATGTGAGCGTTCATGCATCTCGCATTCAGTAATGGTATTAAATTCTCTATAGCAATACTCACATGTGTATGTAATGTTTTTATTCGGCATTTTTCTATTTTCCTCCAAATCTTAAAAGGTCATCTGCACCATCTAAGAAATCCTCATAGACCTTACAATCCTTGCAGGTTTGCTCGTTGCATTTCGGGATGTAGTTACAATATGGACATCTCGTAACATCCTCCAATCTTAATTTTTTTCCTTAACCACTTTTATTTTTCGACCACACGCCGGGCAATAAATCATCTTGTTATCTTCCGGCGTTCCAGCTTCCAAGTACCAGGGATTTCTGCAAGAAGTATCATAGGCGTTAAATTCCGCATCTATTAGTGTCCACTCACACCAACCCGGATCATCTTTTCCATCCTCATGGAGATCCGCTCGATGCTCTTCTGTTCGAGATCCATTGCTCATCACCTCCGGTTTCCAATCCTCGCATCTCAGTTCATTTTCTGCCTTGCTCCAGTCGCAGGCGTACTCATATAAGCAGTTATCACAGCGTTCTTTTTCCATGCTCTCTTCTCCATTTCAATATTGATTCATCCGTCCAGTCAATGTGCTGCCCACAAGCCATACAATAACCAGCTTTGTGGTCTATATAGCTATAATGAGCATGACATGTCGGGCACTCCCACATTTTTATGGGTCGTATCAGATCAGCAGGGTTATAATTGATAATAGGTCTTGTTGCTTTACTTTTCCTAATTGCAACAGATATTTCAGTGATTCTTGTATCGTCCTTTTTCTCCCATCTTTCCCAGAATCTTCTTCTCTTCTTATCCTGTTGATCCACATCGATGATTAAGTCAAGCTCTCCCGTGATCTGCGCTACATCGGTAAATTCTTCGATCACTTTAGCTCTCGCCGCTTCTTCTGTCAGCGGTGTAGGATTTTCTCCGCGCAATACCCGCGCCAGCTTCAATGCTGCTTTCCCAAGTTCGTTGCATTCCTCTGCTAACTGCTCATACATTGCAGGCTCTCCGATTGCGTCTACCATGCTAATCTCTGTCATACTGCTCCGCCTCCTTCACGCTCAGCCCCACGATCCCGGCGCTTTCTCCGCTATCTGTTGCCCGGAAGTGCGCTCCGACGATCGCCGGGTACATGTATTCAAACATGCAGTAGTTCGCTGCGTCGCACAGGTACTCGGTGTTGCCAGTCTCCTTATACTTCTGGATGCACTTCTGCATAGTGCCGAGGGCATCCACATAGTGCTGTCCGAAGTTCTCCGCCGCCGGTCCGTACTTGTAATAGCTCGTCTCTACACGGGCTTTTCGAAGTTCGTCAAACTTATCGCTGTATTCTTTCTTAATGTCACAGATCATTTCTTTGCGCTCCCTATTTTTCTCTAACAAGTCAGTTACTTCAATTTCCATGGTGGAGTTTACATACTGTGCATTGTCACTATATGAGGACTTGATTGTTTTTGTAATGGCAAACAGTTCTTGACCATTAACGCTGTAAACGTCAGCAATGGGGAGCTGTTTTTTCGTAACATATCCTGGGTGCCGAATAAGCCATTCCTTATCATATCCATACCGTTCAAGTTCTTTAAAAACCACGTCATCATAGTGCTTAGCAAAATTTTCACCAACTTCATCGGCGAGATTTGAAATTATCGTTGTATAATCATGTGTGCTCATGAATACCGTCCTCCACTCTTACTTACGAAACTGTAATTCCATTAACCTGAACGCCGTCTTCGAGTTCCACAACAAAGCATTTTCTTCCTTCAATAATCCGAATCGAGGTAATATCTTGGTCCTCATTCGCAATTTTTACGGTTCCAGCGCCTCCAGGAAACTTGATTTTTAAATCCTTTTCCAAAAGATTGTTCGCTAAAAGTGTTTCCTCGCCAACAAGGCAATCCCAAGCATCGGAAAACGCTTTGATCTGTTCATCGTCTCCGCAAGTAGAAACAATAACATCAGCCCTCTCTTTGGTTAGAATCACCGGCTCTCCAGAGTCTTCTCCACTCTCCATAGTATCTCTGATACACTGCCGTATGCTTTTTACAACCTCGAAGTTTAACGATGTGTTAAAAATGTTCTCTATCAGCCCCCAAAATGCTGAGTTCTGACTTCCGGCATCGAGTAAACAGCTACATCCCATAACATTTTCGCAAAACTGAGGATTATGTTCTTTCTTCGCATATGCCAGAATGCTGTGAATATCTGTGCTGCGATCATTGAATGCCGGGAACAGAAATCCGGTGTCTGGATCACCTACCATCCAGTTACGCTGACTTGCTTCAAACACTCGGCTCTTATCATTGTAGGAAATCCCCGACTTCGAGAGATCTACTGGGCAGATGCAGCACTGAACATATCTGTAAACCTCGTCGGAAGCATCGTACAGTGCGGTATTATCCGTAGCCTTGCCCGGAATATCATAAGCGCCATACACGAGCAGAATCATGTAGTTACCTGAATGATCATAATTTGCGATCACATTTTCATAGAATTTATCGAGAGATTCATCATCTTTCAACGCAGAATCTCTAAGCTTCATCAGCAGTTCTTGTGATCCACCAGGTTCTTCAGCCTCTCTCTTGATCTCTCTTGAAAGTAAGTTTTTCCCCAGTTTGCCAGACAGCCCTTTTCTGAGAATTTCCCAATATTTAAAGATTTCATCCTCCGGCAAAGAAAAGAATGCATCTCTATCCTTGAGGATAATGTTCTTTTCTGCATCTACGTAGCAGACACACATGCGACCAATAGTACATCCGTCAGAACTGAACTTATTTATTTTCTTGATTTCCGCAATTTCTCTTTTATTCATTAAGCGTCATCCCTCCGATCAGTTTATTAAGCTTTTCCCTAACATTTTTCGGCATTGGTACAGATTGTTTCAGCGCCTCTTCACGTTCATCAGAAATACTGAGCATTTGGCTACCTGCTCCGATTCTATATTCCGGCTTTTCTATCGGAAGATTTAAAGAAGCACGTTCTCTATCCCTCGCCGATATAGTCCGGTAAGATTTCAAGAAATTCGATTGTAATACTGTCAGCGCCGGACCATCCACCTGCATTTGAGCCCATTCTTTAAGCTGAGATGGTGATCCTATCGCCTTTTGTACTGTGGGTGGAAGTTTTGCAAACTCTTCTTCGGAATAATACGTAGACCGACGGATCGCTTTGGTAACAAGCCCCCATGCCGCCAGTTCACTCATGTCATCCTTCCGGAATATGAGATTCAATTTTTCAATCACCTGACCTATTCCTGGTGCAAATCCGCTTTTATCAGATTTGATGTATGCCACAGTTGCAGCTTCAACCTGTTTGAGTGGATATTCTTTCAAAAGATTGTGCCAAGTATTTATCGTCACCGTTTTGTCTGGGACTGAAAATCTTGGATATGCTGCCTGGATCATCATGAGAATATTTATGGTTTCGTCCCTAGTCATCAGGAATTCCTCCAATCGTTATATTCTTTAGAGGTTTTCATTTTCCCCAGCCGAGCCCATGTAATTCCTGCATAGTTATTCACTATAGAATCATCTACAACAGAAATGACCGAATCCATACCGTATTCCTGGCAATTCTTGATGAACTTGTTCAGCAACATCTTGATTCCTATTTCTGTGTCATAATGGTTCGACGCTTTCGGCTTTGCATCCTTGTAAGTCATCCAACGCTTAGCGCATTCTAAAATATCGGGATTATCATAGAAAAACATATACTCATCATATTTCTTCAAAATGATGTTTAGGTTTGTAAGGTTCGATGATCTTTTCGAGAACTCATTAGGGTTCGGCTCTGGCAACGCTCGAATTTCCTTCGGCTTCTCTTCAATCCGCTCCTGCTTTTTCTTTTCTCTATACCTCGATGCCCGTTCCCGGTTCTGCTGCCGGATTTTGTCTAATCCCTCCGCACTCTGGTACGCGCCCCATCCTGGAATTTCAAATTTTTCCTCATCTAACACGATCATGTCCATTTTTTCCAGAACGCTGAGCGCCAATACAATGACGCTTTCATCAAAATTCAGCTCATCGGCAAGTAGTTTTGGCGTATACGGAATGTTCTCCGTCAAATAGATCATTCCTCCAGCATTACACCTTCCGGCCATTGTCAATAACATCACCCAGATGAGGACGATGTTATTACCTTCCGGGAGTGTCCGGATATGCTTGATTTTGCGGTTCTCAAACATATCCGTAGTGAGTTTTATCCACTTCACTTCTCCCATACATTTATCACCCCATTTTCTTATCTTTGCGTAGATCTGTATGGAACATGGTACTTAGGTTTCATCACTGCTTTATCGTCAATGTAGACGTCAGCAGCAACCTTTCTCGGATCATTTCCCCATATTTCCATTAGCTCTGGGAGATTTTCATTTACAGCGTCAAATTCAAGCCCATGCTTACGGCAGAATTCAACTGCGTCAGTTAATTGCTGACCACACCGGCATGTCCACAGGATCACTTTATTTCCCTGACTACGACGTTTGATAATGTGTAAAATCAATCCCATGTTCGGAGCACCGATACCTGGGTATATGCTCTCGCACAGTGTCCCATCGAAATCCACGGCATATACTGTATAATTCCTACTCATCAGATTCTCCAGCACGTTTTTCTTCCCACATCTGCTTGAATCGTTCAGAAGCTGCCGCCGCCTGCTCTTCCGACACCTTTCTCGGTGGGCTGATCTTGATGAAATTAATCGGTACATGGCACACCATTGATCCGTCATTATTAACATGTACTTGGTTCACCTCGTCCGGTCTCTGTTCCGCCATTTTCAAAAGCTTTGACTTCAAAGCCGTTCCACTCGGAACCGTGACTTCGGCATAGTCTCCGCCTTTAATCCAGTTAATTGCAAATTCGTTCAATCTTTTTCTCCCTCCTTGCGTTGATTGATCTGTTAATCATTTTTTTATACTCAGCTCTGGCTTCAATACATTTAGGATGTTTCAATTTATCCACGCACATTTGATAATGTTTTTCGCATACCTTATATCCAGATTTTACCGGGTTGCTACAGAAGCGACACATGTGTAATTTCTCACGCATTTCGAAACCGATATTATGACTTGTCTCTGCCTTCATTTTCCTGTTTTTATCAGCGCATATGCCACACGTGCTTCGCCCCCCCAAAAGAGCTTTCCGCTTTCCGCATCTTGTGCAGATTCCTTGTTCTTTCCTTTTGGCATACAAAATTCTTGAATACTCTCTGTGCTGCTCATTATAGTGCTCTCGGTCCTTGTTTCGACGTGCATTGACTTGTGCGCTAAATTTTGCATTGCATTCCGGGCAAGCTTTTTCGTCTCCCATAATCGGATGAATTCTGCACTCAGGGCAAACGCCACATTTTTGATACATTTTTCTCGTTTTTGCCTTTTCTTCGTTTCTCTTTTCCCTACATGCGTTACATCTATAAGCACCGTTCTCTGATGGTTTGCCGCATAGAACACATAGTCCCTGGCTCCGCCTGCGCTCTATGAAATTCTTCATGTTAGTCGATGTCATTGTAATCTTTTGTTAATTCTCCAATAATTCAATAATTTTCCCCGCAGATTCTTCCGGCTTGCAGAACATAAATTCTGTTCCATATTTCTCGTGCATGGTCCACATAATTTGTTTAAGTTGTGATGGCTTGCACGGAGGTTTTGGCGGATTTTTACCGGCACGTTCCGCACGTTTCTTTGCAAGAAAATAGCTTCTCCACCGTTTTTCGTTCTTCCATCGGTCAAGATTTTCTACCGAAGTAACGCCATCGGTGTTTTCTACAAGAATAATGAGACGGATTCCGTTATTGTGTGCAAGGAAACAACTGTCAGAAAACCGCTTATGTCCCTGCATCAAGCACTGATACAGCTCTTCGCAATCTCTCTTTGTATCTACCGATGTTTTAATCAATCCGATCAGATCCATCTTTTTCAGCTTGTCTCCCCGGCGATCAATAACTTCCTGTATTTCCAACGTGATTTCGATATAATCTCCAACTGGTACCGGGAGAGGGACCAGTTCGTGTCCCATCTCCGCCAGCATGTGATGCTTCACCTCATGCTTGTTTGCCTGCTGCGCTTTGTCCTCTCCAATTCTCATTACTTGCCCTCCGGAGAATCTGTTTTCCATTCTGAGCAGTGCAGGTCATTCCCTGCTTTACTCCAATTGCATGTATATTCGAACATGCAGTTGTCACAATGTTCATCTTTATTCATATCTATTCTCCTTTATTTATTCCAATACCATGAGTGAATTCCGTCTTTCATTTTTAACTCACGCTCCTTACCTAACTATGCAAACTTTAACTGCCCTTCCGATTCTTCGAGAATCTGCATGTTTTTTACTCGTTCATGCTTACACATTTCCGGAAGATTTCCTTTTACCAACGCTGCCGGAAGAGGCGGGCAGACCGCATTTCCACAGCGCCGTACCTGCTCACTTCTTGGATACGTTTTACCATCACAATCGTGGTCGATGATGTAGTCCTCCGGGAATCCCTGGCAGCCATACAGCTCTTTGGGCTCAAGCATTCTCAACCCGATATCAACAATTTGATATTCTGTACCATATATCGTCACAAGCCCGAAACGATCCTGTGCCGTTATGGTATCCAGTGGATCTTTAACGCTTTGTCCCGTCCCTGATCCGTAATACTTCGTCAAAAAAGCTCTGACTTCTCCGAAATGTCCATCTCCGGCGGTAATTGTATGCAATGGCTCTCTTATATCTTGGCCTGTCCCACTCTTGTAGAACTTACTGATAAAGGCAGCAACTAAACCGTATCGGTTTGATCCGTCAAGGGTCATAATTGGTCCCTTTATTCCTTTTCCCCTCACTTCATCCTTCGTAGTCTTTGAATGATACTGAATTAAGATAGGCATCTGCTCTGAATTTCCAATGACAAAAGGATCTGGATTGTCAAGAATAAACTTTTTCACGCCTCTTCCGATTCGATCCATCGTTTTCTTTGCGAGCGGTCTCACCGCTCGGATACCGTACTTCTCTTTGATTTCCTCCGATGTATCGAAGATAGACGGACACAGAAGCGAAAAGTCCAACTGTGTATATGCTCCAACATACGGCTTAAGCAATCCCTGTTTCACTTCCGCACTGTCTGCCGGTCCGTGTGTTGGTTCTGGCCATATGATGGGATTTCCGTCACATCTGGCGATCAGAAAGAATCGTTTTCGCATGGTAGGCGCTCCGTAATCTGCGGCAATCAGTTCCCGGTGCTGTACTTCGTATCCGAGATCTGTGAGCTGCTGCACGAACTTCTCAAACGTCTTCCCCTGCTTGCTCTTAATCGGATGATGCTTTCTGTTCAGTGGTCCCCACGTCTTGAACTCTTCCACATTCTCCAACATGATCACTCTCGGGCGGACCATCCCTGCCCATCTACACGCTACCCAGGCAAGACCACGAATGTTCTTATCTTTCGGCTTTCCGCCTTTGGCCTTGGAGAAGTGCTTGCAGTCCGGCGAAAACCACGCCAGACCAACCGGATGCCCTTTGCACACCGTTACTGGATCCACCTGCCACACATCTTCGCAATAGTGCTCTGCATACGGATGATTTGCTTTGTGCATACGGATTGCTTCCGGATCATGGTTGATAGCAATATCAGGGGAAACACCTGTTGCAATTTCGATTCCAGTAGATGCTCCGCCTCCACCGGCGAAATTATCTACTATCAATTCATTATTTATCATATGATTTCCTTGTGCGTTCTAGTTAAACGGAAGTCCAGCATCTTCGATGCCGTCCGGAATATTCATAAATCCGTCTCCAATCTGAGGAGAATTTCTGGCACCGGCATCTCCACCAGAATTTCCTCCGCCGCTCTTGCTCTCGGCAAATTCCTGCTCCTCTACAAAGATGTCGGTTGTATAAACTTTCTTTCCTTCCTTATTGGTATAGGATCCCGTCTGAACTCTTCCGGATACAATAAGTTTCATGCCTTTTCTGAGATACTTTTCGGCCCATTCCGCAGACTTTCCAAATACCACGCAGGGGAGATAGTCCACGCTCTGTTGATCATCTTTCTTGATACGGCGATTCACGGCGAGCGTATAGCTTGCCATCGCTTTTTCCCCGGCATACCTTACTTCCGGATCTCGAGTCAGCCGACCACATAACATTACTTTATTCAAAATAGTTTCTCCTTTCGCTCTGTATTGCGAATTTCTTTTAAATAGTTAATGCATTTCCGATATACTTCCGGGTCAAACGGCTTCCTCTCATGCTCATATGAGCTGTACTCAGCAGGACTACATCCACCAATCCGTGACATTTGGTACATAGTCAGTCCTGCGTCCTGTCTTTTAGCCGCTACATATCCAGCTGATATCCCTCTTTGTGAGTCCATATCCTGGATCTCAAGTCTTTTCTGAATGTCTTCTGCTTCTGCTGCTCTCATCAGCTGATTAACTTCGCATAATTCATTTTTGCAATCATAGAGAACACCGTGTTTGCCTTTTTTACCATCGTAAAACCCTGTTACATATTTCGATGGTTCTTTACAGGTATCACACTTTAGGTTTATAAGCATCTATGAATTCCCTCCTCAAAACGGAAATAAGCTTATGTCTCGTTCTAATCCAGGCTCGGCCACATCAACTGTAACTGCATCTCCAGTAATCTCTTTGATTTCATGCCGCATCAGTTCCGAATTTCCCCACGTTTCTGATATATGGCACAGAATCACGTTTTTCATCAGTTCGGTTCGGTTTGCCCGGATGACATTCTTCACAACATCTAAGCTGCTATGGCCCTTTATGGAATGCTTATAATTCACAGCATCTTTTTCCGGGTCAGCATCTAGATGGTTGCACTCGATAAGAAATGTGCTGATATGCATTCCCTTGAATGTTTTGGGCAGGTACATAAAATCTGTCGCATACATCATCAGCTGCCCGTCCGGGATTTTTATCAGATACATATAGTTCGGTACACCATCATGCGGAACATATAAGGGAATCACTTTGAAGTTTCCAATAGATAACCATTGACCTTCTGGAATTCCCATCATCCTCTCTCCGGCCACAACATCGAAATGTTCCGCCGTCTCATCATTCGTATAAATCGGTATGCCAACGCTCATAAGTTCCTTATAACACTTGGCATGATCCATATGTTGATGAGTAAGCAGTGCGCCAGAGATCTTGGAAGGTTTGAATCCAATCCCTTCCAAGATTTTTTCCCACTTGCACCCAAAGTCCAGGAGTAAAAGCTCACCATCATGATTTAGAACATAGCAGTTTCCACGTCTACTGCCGGTATCGATTACTTTTAATGTTGTCATGATTCTTTTTTCTGTGCTTCCATACGGTGGAGCTGTCGGTCAAGTTTTCTCTTTACAACGTCTTCAACTTCGAGCTCTGCATTCATCAGATATTCAATCTGTGAGATCATGATTTTCACATCAGCGATTTCTTCAATGATGTCGCAACGTTCTTTTGAGACGTAATCAGCGTTAGGAATATTTGTTCCCTCTTTTCTAACCCATTTACAGATTGCCATCATAAGTTCAGACATTTCTTTGAAAACTTCCCAACTCTGAGAAATCCATCCATAATGCTTTGCAATGATTCTCGCCTTTGCTTTGTCAACCTTATTCATATTTCTCCTCTGTGGGTGACCGACTTTTGCCGATCACCCTTCATGCATTACATTGTTTCTGGCTTCATCCAGTCAGGAGTATCCTCGGATTTCTGATTCTCTACCGCCGGATCTACTGGCTTGTTACCTTTGCTTTCAGACTCCGGTGCCGTTTCGTTCGGCGGTGCAACGAATTCTTCTTTATTGGCGTTCTGGGCGAGATCACGTTTCACTTCATCTTCCAGATTGTAAACCTTGTACTCGTTATCAGCCATTTCATAAACTTCATCAGTTGTATAGAGGCCGTTGGAAAGTTCCGGGCAGTTCATTCTTGAGAAGAAGGATGCTGCTCTGTAACGAAGCATAACCTGCGGCATGGTGATCCACTTAGAACCGTTTTTCTTGGTCCACCCTTCTGCTTCAGCCATATCCATAGTTACCTCGATGCCGGTAACTTTTCTTCCGTCCTTTGTTGTCCAGCATGTGCATGAGTACGGCTTGCCGTTTTTGTCTCTTTTTTCCTCGAACTGAAGTTCGATGTCGTACTTCTTCGATCTGTTGATCATAGCGATTAAGAATGTTGCTCTCCACGCCGGGCGACCCTGGATAACGTCTAAATTTTGCATAACCATGAATGGGCTCGTTTTAAGCCGATTCGCGATATCCATAGCGACTAATCCGTTTGCAAAGTTACCCTGATATTCTTTTGGGACGATTGTAGAGCTTGCAAATGCTTTCGCCATTTGAGTTGCCATGAGGAAGTTATCTGATGAGCCAAAGATTCCAAGGCTGAAATCTGTGTTGTGTTTAACCGGTGCTGAAAAATCCTGTGTTCCCTGGGATTCCGCCTGCTGAACTGCTGTTGCATTTTCCATATTATTCATCTTCCTTTCCAAAAAAGAGTTTAAAAATTGATTCTGGAATTTTCTCCTTAATCATATCGTCGATTTCTTTTTCGCTTTTTAACCCAAGATCAACCATATCTTTGATTTCACTGGGGGTAAAAATTCCATACTCGACAAAATTATGAATAAGAGTTGAAAATTCTGCCATCAATTCAAACCTTTTCCCTTTAATAAAAGTATTTCCGTTATTTTCAACTTTAATCATCGAATATACCTCCTAATCTTCATTTTCAACTGTCAGCTGACAATCATCTGCCTTGAGTAAAATAAGCTGACAATCTAAGTCTTTGATAAGTTCTGCGGTCTTGTCCGTGATTCTTTCAGCGTTGTCCACCCAGATCGGCAAGCTGACTTCATATGCTTTCTGGAAGGTTGCCGGGATGTCGATATCAATCAGCCCTTTAGCGCCATCGTTCAACCTCTTAGAATACATAGTTCCTTTAAAGGTGGGTTCGCAGATCTCGCGATAGGATTCTCCATCTTGATTGAATTCAAACAATTTCCACTGAGTGAACCGGAAAAGCTGATTTACTTTTTCCGTCAACATGTCGCATTTTGCCTTGTTGAACTTTTTAAGAAGTTTCAGCCGTGCCTGACAATCCGCAAGTGCCTGCGCGATTTCTGTTTTCTTCCGCTTAAGTTCTGTCACCCGATCACTCGCATCGTTTGATTGCTTAATATAAGCTTTGTATCTCTCGATATCAGCAACCAACTGATTCCGTTTTCCGCGATTGAGATTTCTCTGTTCTGCAACATTATCAGTTGAGGATAATTCATTCCTTTTCTGAGAAATCAATGCAGAAATTTTCTGATATTCATCACTGTTCGACATATCTGCTGATGCAGGCATTGCATGAAGCACATTTTTCTTTTCTGCGATTTCCATTGACAGTGACATTAAGTCCTGCTTGCATGTTGCAATGAGCTCCTCACTCTTTTCTTTTGTCTCCTGGGATGATTTCAGATTCGCGGCGGCCACATTGCCATCCTGGATGATTTCAGCTAATTTTTTCTGCTTATTTTCTTCAAACTGGATCTTCTGCTGCATCTCATCATCCAGACGCTTTTTCTTTCCGGACTCCCACATGGATCTGATTTTGTTTTTCTGATCATTTGGAAGTTCCTGCTTGCATGTCGGGCAAATCAGTGTAGTTTCATTAAACTCTTCAGTCTTAATAGCAGAAATCTTACTGTCATCATATGTAGATTCTGCCACCAGTTTATACCGCTGTCTTGCCGCATCTAATTCCGCCTGATTTCTCTGAATTGCCATGCTCTCATGTTTACAATCCAGTTCGGCAATTTTAAGCTGTGATTCCAGTTCAACTTTTTTTGCTTCTAATGTGCTGATTTCACGCTGTTTTTCCTTTCGTTCTTCAATCAGCCAGGCAGATAACCGTGTTTCAAGATTCTGCCGTTTATTCTCTAACTCATTGATTTCTGCAAGCTTCAAATCATATGATTTCCCGATTTCATCCAACTGCTTATCGGCTTCATCGACCTCTGAAATCTGACGATTTAAAGTTTTGATTGCAAGTTCGCACTCTGCAACATCCTTAATACCTTTGCTTGCCTCATCGATTCTTGTCGGGATATCATCCAGCCGCCCTTTTAAGCCGCGGTCTCCTCGTCCTCTTCCGTTGATCTGGAAGTTCTCTCTGGAAATCAGTTCTTCAATGCTTCCGTCTTTCAACATTTCTTTAATAGGTAGAAACTCGTCACTTTTTGCGACCACATCATCATCCGTCAGCCCCGGAATCATGTCAAAAAGCTTCTGTCTGCGGGCCGCCGTATCAAGTTTTAAAAAAGCTGCGGAACTGGTACAGATTCTGAACACATCCTCTGGAACGATTTCAGCCATGAATTCTTTGAAGTCTTTTTCTTTCTTTTTAGGAATTCCGTTTACCAGATAAGTATTATTGTTTCCCTTGAATTCCCCAGTTTTCTTCACCCAATCCTGAGTCTGCGTTTTCTGGATTTCTACTGTTCTACCATCGATATCTAACATTACTGTCGCTACGACATCAATGTAATCGATATCCTTTCCAGATGCGTCATGCGGTCTGATTTTATCGGCCTGTGATCCATTCATAAGAGAATTGGTCATTGTCCAGGAATATGCATCTCCAATTGTGGTTTTCCCAGACTCATTTTCTCCGCGGATGGTGGTCCGCTTTCCAAACTGAATTTCTTTTGATTTAATGTTTCCAAAATTCTCGATTTTAAGCTGCTTTAATACTGCCTGTTTCATTATTCCCCTACTTTCTGATTTACTAAGACTTTTTCCGAAGCATAATTATAGGAAGTAATCAGTTCTCTCCATTCCCGATCATTTTTGTAATTCACTACTGCCGATCCGATAGAAATGATAACTACCGCAGTAGCTAAGCAAATGATCGCAAATGATTTCGCTTTGGACTCCCGGCGGCTCCCAGAGATAATTTCACTTGCAAGAAGCTTTGTTACCTTTGTCCATTCGCTATTTTCTTCTGGTTCTTTCATTGCCTTTTTCTCTTCCATAGTAGACTCCTTTTCTGATTACTCTTCTGCTTCAACTACTTCGCCATTTTTCATCGTGTAGTAAGTGTCGGGTTTAATGATTTCTCCATCAACGCGAACCATTTTAGCTCCCTTGAGCTGCCATGAGTTCTGATTCCAATAAGCATCTTCATCGCCTTCCCAGTCAGCCAGAACAAGATGGGCACCGAGAACACCTTTTGCTTTTCCGTGATATCCCCACGCTACAGCAACACTTTCTGGATCTCCTGCCGAAGATGTTCCTTTGTAGCCGGTTGCCGATGATGCTCCACAGTTGCCGGTTGCCGATGATGCTCCTTTGTAGCCGGTTGCCGATGATGCTCCACAGTAGCCGGTTGCCGATGATGCTCCTTTGTAGCCGGTTGCCGATGATGCTCCGTAGTCGCCGGTTGCCGATGATGCTCCGTAGTCGCCGGTTGCCGATGATGCTCCGTAGTCGCCGGTTGCCGATGATGTTCCGTAGTAGCCGGTTGCCGATGATGCTCCTTGCCTCTCATCAGCTTTCGCTTCTGGATTCACACGCTTCATCGTGTATTCAATTGCAGCCTTGACAAGCCCTGCAATATTGATTTCGGCTCCGATTTTAATTTTTGTCGAAGCGACCTTCGTATCATCCGAATGTCTGCTTATTTCGCCACTCTGTTCCACAACATGGTACACGCTCTCGTTCGGATAATAACATCTGAGGCAATCCAACGGATACTCGCAGGCATGGAATCCACATTAACACGCCTCGGCTCTCGACTCTTCGTAGCTTTCTCCCTCTTTGTACTGGAAATCTCTACAAGTCATATCCTTGTTGAATCCCTTGTACGATATAATCTTTTCCATCATGTTTCCCCTTTCTTTACCTTTTTGATTCCAAGTAATCCTCGAATCACGTTTGCCGGATATTTTACATTATTTCCAAATCGTTGTTCATTGATTTCCATTAACGCATTAAGGGCTTCGATTCTTCCTATTAAGATCGCATACTCTTCCTCAACCGTCTCCGGTTCGAAATCAATGCTATAACTTTTCTTTCCCATTCTTACCCCCTATGCTATTCCCTCCGCGTTCAGTATCTTCTTTCTTATTGCGTCAACGCCTTTCTGATACACCAATGTCTTTGTGGATACGCATTGTTCGCCGTTTTTGGAATATTTCTGTTCGATTACTCTAAACCAACCGCATTCGACATATCTCTGGTATGGTACATTCCACCTGTCCAGAATTCCAATGTTGCGTAAGAATTCAAACAAGTTATTTCTGCCGTATCCTTTGATTCCCAAAACTTTTGAAACCTCATTCATGGAAATGGCGGTCTTGCTGTCAGCCACAGCGTCGAAGAATTCTGCTTTTGGCTTCATCTGCTCAATCTGTTTATCTTTTTGCGAGATGATATTTTGGGCAACGATTAAGGCGTTCGCAACGATCTGCTCTGGTGTCAAGTTTTCCTGTCCGGAGATGTAGCCTCCATTCTTGCGAATAGAAGGGAGAACAGTATCAAATACCCAATGTTCAAACTTTTCAGCAGAAGGAAGTTTGCTATGGACGATCAGCCGATATACATCTCCTTCTGGGATGAAATTGATATCCTGCATTTTCCCACTGATAGGGGTAGAACATTTCGTTATAGCCCTACAATGATCGTTTACTGCCTTGTTTGGATTGCTGTACCCCAGAGATCTGGCGATATCGCTTGCGCAGAACAAAGTCTTTTCTCCTTGCTGAATAGTCCTGATTTTTCCAAACTCTGGATTGCTAAAAATTTGCAACTCGCTCATTTAATCCTCTCCTATTCCTTTAGCCATTCTGCAATTGGAACTCCTGTTGCATTCACAATTTTCTGTAATGTTGGAATACTGGGGTCAAAGTTCTTTTCTTTCCACTTCGATACAGTTCCATTCCCAATGCCACACTTCTGTTCGAATGCATAGATTGAAAGGTTATGATTACTACAGTATTCAATTACATTGTTGTAAACCACTATATTTTTTCTCCTTTCCTTTAATTATCTTGACATTCATTAGAAGATGTTCTAAAATTGAGTTACCACACACAAGAAGAACATCTTCTATTTTTTCTGTCTTGAACTAGAATATTTTCTAGTCCATATGGCTAGTATATAGAATATGTTCTAGTTTGTCAACCCTTTTTATAGAATTTTTTCTAGTTGTTCAAAAGGAGTAATTATATGACGGTACTAGAACGAATAAGAACGATTTGTAAAGAAAAGAAAGGTATAGGCCTTACTGCACTTGAGAGTATATTAGGTTATAGCAATGGTTCTCTTTCAAAAGCAAAAGATATTCCTAGTAGCAGAGTTATGGAGATCGCCAATTATTTGAATGTAAGTATAGACTTTTTAATGACTGGGAAAGAGCCAGGAGAAGATTTCTCCGACGAGGCTGCGCACCTCGTGGCGAAAATAAGAAAAGACACCGAACTGTCCAAAGCACTGCAAAAATACTTTGAACTGTCCGATGCCAAAAAGAAGCACGTTGTGGAGCTGATTAACTTGTTATCCGAATGAGGTGGAGTTATGAACGTTACAGAAGAAATTGTTCTTAAAGTATTGGTTGAATTAAGAGATTCATATGGAAAAACCGACTACGATATTGTAGCTAAGAAGCTCGGTATTGATTTTGTTACGCTCGGCAAGTATCTTGAGTCGCTCAGAAGAAAAGGTTATATTACCCAGGTATTTGAAGATGCTACGGTTACCGAAGCAGGATTACGCGAATACTATAGGGTTAATCCTTAAAACGAAATCTGCCGAATTTTTGCTGGCACAATTCTTCGGAAAATTCATCATTTTTTACGGGATGTCCGCTTCCCGGCTCACAAAGCATTTCAGCCGGGAGCAACCCCAAAATTTTCAATACAAGCATAGTGTTGAATACGGGTATCCTTTTTCTGTGTTCACTTCCTAATATAAGCAGGTTTAAAGTACGTAAATCATCATACTGCTCTTTCGTTAGGTTTATTCCCACATGGCGGAATCCGTCTATAGTCGTGTCGATCTGTCTATCCTTCATTTTTCTTCTCTCCCTTCACGATATCATCCAATATAATATAGATGTACCGCAGAATTTTATCATCATTGATTTTTTCGACGAGCTGCATAATCTTTTCTTTGTAATCCCCCATGTTTCAAGCCCCCCTTACTGCACAGGTTATGTCTTAATATTAGAACATATGTTCTGTATTGTCAATATGTTTCTATATTATGATCATATTCGGCTTGTGGGAATATTATGCTTAGATCCATGATGATTCTCGTTAAAACGAAAAAATGGGGAGGGTTTTTCCCGCCCCATTTTTTTAATCAATATACCAACGTTCTAATGATCCATCGTCTCCGGTCCCATGCCAGCAAGCGCCCTGGAAATCTCCCTTCTCTTCAAGATAATACCATTTTCCAGCTCCGGTTTTCTTTCCATCCCATTGAACCCATCCGCTTAGCATATATCCAGAGTTTCCAAAGAGATACCGATGATGGTTAATAGTCTTCCAACACATTTTAGGATAAGTTCCATCAGCATTTCTCCACCACCAACCATTTTCATCATGTACCCATCCTTCTTTCTGCTCTTGAACAGGTGTAAGAAAAAGGGTTCGTTCCGATTCTCGTCTTCTGGTAAGCCCTGTCAGCACTTTTCCGCCGGCTTTGTTGTACTGAAGAATTTTCTTTGCAATCGATGACCGTTTTCTGGTCCCGTTTGCAGTTAACTGGTCGATGGAGCCGATGTTGTACGCAAAAGAAACCAGTGCATCATATTCGTTCTGGTTCCAGATATAAATGCCATTGTATTTTTCAACTTTCGGGCCATACTTCACATCAACTGATTTTTTCAACCACTCATCTGCCGTTGCTTGATTGATTTTCAATCCGCTTACAATAGCAGTACCGGTAATCGCTCGGTCTGCATTGGTCGTACCGTAACCGATGGTCCAGACTCCAACACTGTCTTTATATGCCGTCAATCGGCATCCCTCGAAGCTTTTTATTAGCTTTAGTCCGTTTTCGCTAATCTTCATAAGCATATCTCCATGATAATCATCACCCTGTTGGCTTTAGGCCGCCCGGATACCGCCGGACCCGGAGAGGTGGATCACCGCCTTCCTTATTTCTTTAGTGAGAGGATTTCATTTTCCTGTGCAAGAGTAATCCAGCCTTTTAATACGGCTGAATCAAGTGCTGTTCTACTGATTTTTCCTGCTAAATACATTTTCTTTAAGATGTTATACATATTATTACGCTCCTAACTGTCCTGCGACTAAGAATTCAACTGTTTCCTCGAGATCTTTATATTTCTGCTGAAGATCCGGCTTAGATAAAGTCATAATCATCACTGTACCGGTATGATTTACAGTTTCATAATTCGGCTCATCCTCCGTACCGTTATTTACGGTTTCGCTGGAGATCACATAATCAAGCTGTTTTGCCATTCCTTTGTACTGCGTATATCCCAGGATGGTTTTCATAGGCTCTCCATCGGAGCCGAGGATATAGACTTTCTCAACATTTGATTCTACAGCAAAGTCTTTCTCGACCTGTTCAAATGTCTTTGTTCCCGGAAGAAAGACCAGCGTGAGCGTTTCATCGGATTCTCTCACACCTCCGGCCACCAGGTCATAGACGGTTCCGTTTAATAGCTTTAATTGTTCCATAAAATCCTCCTTAAAATTTTATTGAATTTTTGTCACATTTTGGAAAATATTCCGTTTATATTAGTGTGGGGCGTGACACATCCTACACCTTTCCCAAAAGCGGCTCCCAAAATCCCCAGGGAGTCGCTTTTTGTTAAAGTTTTTTCGAGTTGAGTTTTCTATCCTCCGATTGATTTTCCTCCTTGAATGCTCTTCCCATGTTCCCGACATAAATGTCGGGATCCTCAAAAATAACAATTTGAGTAGGAGAAACTCTCCATATGCAGAAAGTACTTCTGGCGCGTCATATGGACTTCCAGATTATTCGTATGTCCTTGGAAACGCAGGCATTTCTAATGAAGGTTTATTATCCGATCAATGGCGGGAATTATATTATTCAAGAATATACACCAAATGATGGGGGATTAATCGTTCGTCGAGTGTATGATAGCTACAGTAAAACTTGGACTATGAAAAAGGTTGTTTTTTCTTAATCATTTCAACTGTATTGCCATTAAAAATCCTTGATAATCATATGTTGCATTATCATATCCATATCCTTGAAGCGAAATAGTACAATCTTTTGTCAATGTTATGATTGCAGCTGTAACACATCCTCCACCATTAGCTCCAGTTGATCTTGACATTCCAAGAGAATAAGATGTTCCATAGTCAGAAGATGGAAATCCAATTATTGCCGCGATTAAAGAAACCGTCATACTGGCTTCAGCCTTGCCCAAAATGAGATATGTGTGTCTCGCATAGAGCTTCAAGTTTGTAATTTCAACATAGCCTCTAAAGACTGCAGCTTTTGTTCCGGATGCGGTGAGGAAAACGCCTAAATCATCCTTTGAAACATAGTTTGATAAGGACGTCTTGTCTGCCTTATTACTCAAATTGTTATTTACTGAATTGAGCCCATCCGTTAAGTTATCAAATTCACCTTCAAGCGCAGTACCCATTCCGATTCGTTCAACCAGAGAATGAATATATGCGCTACTCGGCACTTTGTTCACATCATTTACATCAATCCCGGAAATCATATTCTTGAGCAAAGCATTTTCGTCCAAACTCATAGTTGTTGCAATGGCTTTGGACACCTTGCCTAAAACGGACTTGATTGCTTCACCGGCAATAATATTTGCGATCTCTGTGGCCTGTTCAAACGTAGTATTTACGGTCAGGTTACCGTCTTCACCCACAGTGATATCATCGCTGCCTTTGACAACTCCAAGTGCATCCTGTTGCGCAGTATTCACAGACAGTTTGCCGCCTTCTCCCACTGATGTAGTCGTTCCATCCGGCATTACGGTTCCAAGGCTGTCAGCGGTCGCTTTTTTCGTTCCCGCTGCCGATACCTGCCAATAAGATGTATCTGTTGGAAGTGTTCCAATCGGCGGCTGCACTTTTGCCACATAACTGCTTCCGTCATATGATACTAAGTTGTTTACTTTATACTGTGTCTCGACGTTCCATTCGCCTTTAGGCACAATCGCTACCTGTCCATAGTTTACAGCCATTACGCCGTTACCTCCATTTCTTCTGATCCGACTTCTCCATAGAACGCTCCATCCTCGAGCCAGAATCTCATTCCTTGTGCTTTCTTATCGCTCATAAGAGCACCGGTTTCCAGGTCAATAAAAAACTGCGGCACTACTAAGCTTGCCGCGGCATCGATCTGATTCTTTAATATTTGAGATTGTTCATAGTAATATTTTGCATTATCTTGTGCGTCTTCCGCAACAACGCCACCGACCGCATACCTCTTAGCATCGTTAGCGCTGTCTAATGCATCAGCTGCTTTTGTGGTCGCTGTCCGCTCACTACTCGCCGCCTCCTGTGCTTTCTGAGATGCTAACGTAGCTTGTGAAGTTGCCGTGGATGCCTTCTCTGATGCTGTTTGCGCATCCGCCGCCGCACTGTTTGCTGACGCCGCTGCATTAGTCGCCTTAGAAGTTGCAATTGCTGCCTGTGACGTTGCTGTCTCTGCGTCCCGTGCTGCTGCCGCTGCATTAGTTACCGTAGTTTCAGCCGCCTGCTTCGTACCCTCATAGTAATATTTCGCATTATCAGTTTCGCTACCCTCAAACTCAGAATCTCCAATAGTGTACCTTTTTGCAAACTTTTGATACTGAAGCGCTGCATCTCTGGCATTCTGCGATTCAATCATGTACTGGCGAAACTCTGATTGAATGGTGGGGTCGAGCTTATCCATAGTTACTGAACCGTCTATTATCCAGGCTGTAACTTCTCGATCCGTCATACTGAATGCGATTGTGGCAGAACTTTTAAAGGTATTGATGAATTTGGCGATATCCACACTCTTTTCAGTTCCATCAGCAAGTGTTAGAATAATGACACCTTCGTCCGTGACGTCGAAGTTTGTAACAACACGCTCGATATCCAAATCATACGTTTCAATAGCGCCATTCAGTTTTGTAACAGTGATAACACCTGTCTTTGCATCTACATTTACAGATTTTACAAGTGTATTAGCAATCTCCATGGACAATTTTGAAGCATCCAGTTGGACGATCCTAATGTCCGCCTCTTTAACACCGTTTTCAAGGTGCAGAAGGTTAGTTCGATTCAGCGCCGTCTTCTGCGACGGAAGGTTTTGCCAGTCTGTAATTACATAGAAGGTCTGATATGCCATTAGGATTCACCCTCTTTCTTCCTCGGCCCGTCATCTGGACCACCTTTTTTGTGTTTTATGATTGCTTCATCATTCTCCTCTACAAAATGTCCGGAATCCAAGATGTTAGCAAGTTCAGCAAGTGCACGGATATTTTCAACACCTTTAACTGTAATCGAATTAAGGAGCGCCCCGGCACGTTTCATGAGCTCATAATCATATTCAAGTGTTCTCTTTTCTTCCATTCCACATATTCTCCTTAACTCTTATAATGCCTTTCAAGGTATACATATAGATAATCCATTCCTTCATAATCTGGATAATCATTGATATTCGGCTTGTTTTTTGGATAGATTTCGAGCCAATCTGATCCCCATGATCCATCGAGGTCGTATCCTACTTTTAATGATGACACACTACCAGAAATGCTTGACGATCCACCTGAGATGCTTGTCCCGTTCAGATACAAATTACCGCTTATGTGCAGTGATCCACGGATGTGAGTTTCCTTGTCAGCATTAACAACAAAGGCATAATCGCTTTTGCCACGATATCCAGCCCACAAATACAAGCCTTTAGAGTTTGACGGATTTCCAGACATTCCGGTCATCTCATCGGATGATTGAAAAATACTCCTACCGTACTCATCCGAACACACAAAATCACCAATCCTAACAATAGCGGATGAGTTTCCATAACCATCTTCCACATTGAGGATTCCATCAGCAACATTCATTGTAGATCCTTCAATGTGTCCACCACTAATTGTCGCACTGCGATCTGATCCATCATCACCAACAAGGCCGTTATCATCTATGGTCCAGTTTCCGATTCTTCCGGACTGCGCTGTGATTTTTCCACTTGCCTCAAGATCACCTTGCTCTGTTACTTTAAGATTCTTTGAGTTGATAACGAAATGTCCCGTTGTCATCTCGATCTTATTTCCAGTGATTTTCAACTCTGAGTTAAGATTTTCGGTTACTTCACCTTTCGTAACCTTTTTATTAACCTCAAGAGTAATTGCATCCGCCGTCTGGGTAATTTTCGTCGACAGCTCTCCCTCAGCTTTTGTAGCACGAGAGACCTCAGATGTAATGGCTTCTGCCGTCACCTTAAACTGGGCTTCTGTATATTCTTTAAGATCTGTAACCCGAACAGAAACCTCGTCCACATCTTTCTTTAATATTGCGGCTTTTCCCTCTAATTGGATAATTTTCGATGCAGTGCCGAAATTCTGTTCAAGATTCATCCCGCCGGACGACTCAAAAACATCGCTCATCCCCTGCATTCCAGAGAATGTACGCTTAAAGCAGTATGTTTCAATAACGTCATCCGTGGTATAACATACAAGTCCATCTCCGGGTTCTACCCACGGCAATCCCGGGCATGTGATTTTTGACGGTCTATAACTGATTTTCGAAATAATATCATATACAGTTCGGGCAATTTCCGTCAGCTCCTCATTGTTCTTTCCGTAAGCAAGGAAGTTTCCCTGGATAATATAGGTATTTTCTCCGCCGTAATCTGTGGGATATAAAGCGCCCACATCGCCCTCTTCCTGCCGGATCTGAACACGGTCAACTGAATTGACTACATAATCCTCATACGTCGTATCTGATTGCTTATATCTCGTAAGCATTTCTGTGTTCTCAGCTGAAGACAAGTCACTAGGAAAGAGTTCTTCGTCTGGAAACAATGCTTCGTCTGGAAAGAGTCCGGCTCCTTCAAGGAACGTATATTTTACTCGACCGGTATTATCTACCCGTCCAAAGCATCCATTGAGCTCACATATTGCTTTAAGGGTCTCAATTCCGCTCAACTGCTGCGGATCGATTGTTTTTGTTATAGGCATATTATCAAGCGGAAGGCCCACGTCTACCTGCTCGACACCAACATATTCGCAAAGTGAAGTTCGAAACTCTTTCAGTGATAACGGGAACTTAAGACTCTGATACCATTCCGCAACATCGACCTGGAATTTCTCCATTCGATTATATGCAGTGATTTTCTTTTTCCTTCGGTCTGCTTGCCGGACAAAGCTTTTTACAATATACACGCCAAGCATCAGTTCATATCCGCCCACCTCGACGGTAGCAACAAACTCTAACCCGGTTAAATCCTGCAAAACATCAGCAACCGTAATCTCCAGCTGAGCCGCATTACACTCGCCGAACGTCAGGCCGTCACTTTCGCAAAGGCTTTCTGTAATTGTCAGAGACTCCGACACGATCTGTGCATTATCAATTACATATATCGGCTCCTGGTCTATTGGGAACAAATCATCAGACGGGAACAGTAAATCGTCCGGATAAATCATCTGGAATTTTTCGCCGTAAAACCGAAGCTTTATATCACGCTTCTTACTCAGCTTATTATTATTCTCTCGGAAAAGGTTTTTGATTTCTTCTGGAATTTTTAACAAATCTTATCCCCTCTCCTCTCCATACTCAATGAATGCGACTCGGAACGGATTATAGAGAATATCATTTATATTTTTGTAAACCATATATGGTTCAAAAGAAATGTCTGGAATATATGCATCCCCTGTCTGATAACGATTTCTTCTCGGATTCCAATACTCGATCTGAATCATGTTGTCTTCGTCATCATTTGGAAAGATTTCCAGAAACTCCTGCATCTGCGCAAGTCTGAGCGGCTTCACGTCAAACTCTATCTTTGTCGCTTTTGCTGGCAGCACATTTCTGTTGAACCGGCCATTTCCGTCCGTATAATCATCGAGGTCCGTTTCCTGATCCGGCGTGATTTTATATGTCCCGGCATGGATGAATTTGTTCGGCAGGATAGTACCGTTGATTTTTAATAGCCATCCTTCAAATCCATACATTCTACATTCCTCAAAGTATTCACGAAAAAAGCCACCAGATGATTACTCCGATGGCTTTCACAATTTCTACGAGTTTATTATAACATGTTCCTTCCCTACTTTATAGCTGACGTTCTGAGACATTTGGTGACATTAGTCAACGCCAGCCCAACCGGTACGGAAGGTCCGTTGCTGGAATTTCTGCTGCCCGCGGCGAGTCGCATTAAAAACAGCATCATCTCCAATTTTCAGTTCCTTATTATTGATGGCCGTGATGATCCGTTCCAGAACATCGAGCTGCTGTTTCTGCTGATATTCGTTCTCCGCCATACTAGCATCCAACTCAAATCTCATGACTCCGGCTGCCTCTGATAAACTGCTGTAATCCGGCTGATAATCCACGGTTGGAACAGAATAATCGAGTTTCGGAATGCTGATCTGTGTTGCGGCGATCCGGCTGGTAAACTGGTCGATATCATCATAGATGTCACCGAATTTATCTACGATACCATTTCCAAGGCCGATTGTGAAGTAATCACCGATCTGAAACGCCACCTTAGACGGGGAATGCTCATCAAACCCTTTTTTGAATCCATCTATAACGCCATTTACAAAGCCAGAAATCTTATCGCCGATCCAGCTGACCATATTGTTCATGCCTTCCCACAGTCCTTTAATAACGTTTTCGCCTACGCCTTTTATCTCTTCTGGGAGCTTTCCGAAGAATCCAACCACGTTAGAGATAATAGTCGGAACTGTATTTTTAAAGAACGAAATGGTCTGCGTTCCCCATTGTGTGATCTTATCTTTGATTTTTATGATTTCATCATATGCTTTCCCCGGAAGCGCAGAAAACCAGGTAGCTACACTGCTGATTGCATTAGATACATAGCTATTGAACGTAGAGATTGTCTGATCTTTCCAGCTCGTAAGTTTCCCTAACCACTCATTAAAGGTTGCTGCAAATCCTTCTGCAATTCCCAATAGGATATATTGTCCTATCGGCTTAGTCTCTTCTGCCGGTGAATGGATGCCAAACAGCTCTTTTAACTTTGATAATGTATAATCAAAAAGATCCTTTAATGGTTCAAATAAGAAAACCAATGCCGCTGTGATTCCAGTTCCAATTCCCTTTACAACATTTTCCGCTAATTCGCTTAAACTGTCTGCTGTAAACGCCGCATTCCAATAACCTTTGAATTCTTCCCATATTGCTTTTGCATCATCGAAATTAAAGAGCTTATCGGAAATCTTTCCCCAGACATCCCCAGACCAATCAACTGTCGCAATAGCATCTACTATTAGTCCTGCGAGTCCGCCTACCACCGCACCAATTGGTCCTGCAAATACCGCGCCAATCCCAGCCCCGGTCACAATTGTCAGGCTATTTGCCATTGCATTCAGTACGGTTTCACCAAAATAAGTGGAGATAAATTGAGAGATTGCATCATCAATCTGCCTTCCTATTTCCATGACAAATGGGGAATTTAACAGCGACGATATTCCACCAACTGCTGAAAGTGCATCAACTATATTGAAACCCGCAAATTGGACTTTTAGAACAAGACCTGTAAATGCTGTACTAAACCATCCAGATATCTTCGTTTTGATATTGTCAATAAAGTCTTTCTTTGCATCTGTAAAATTTTTGATAATCTTATCAGTTATTAGCTTTCCTATCCCTGTAAATTTCAAGACTCCAACAGCCGAAAAGATGGCCGTTTCAACCGGTGCAGCATCAAAGGACGCCCCCCATATTTTCATTCCAGCATCAATAGCTTTCCAAAGCAGTTCGCCAACCTTATGCCCTATCTCTTCAAAGTCCAGTTCAGCCAGGAATGTTCCAATGTCCGCACCAATCTGCGTCCAATCAATGTTATCGATTGCCGTGATCGCCGTATCCAGAATTCCCTTCGCCCACACATTTAATGTCTGTGCGAGACTTGCGAAATCGAAGGTTGAGAAGAACCGATTCACTCCGGCAGCGATAGATTCACCGAAGTTCGTCCAATCAAACGTGGTTCCAAATGCAAGTGCAGCATATATAGCTGTATTCAATGCGCCGGCAATTGTTTCACCGACAGCACCGAACAAGTTAGGGGAAATGAGTCCGTTGAGGAACTGAGCCAACCCGGTGCCGAATCCTCGTGCTTTCTCATAAATCGCATCCCAGTTAATATCGTTCATGGCGCTTGCAAGTGTTACTCCGATATACTGACCAAGCCCTTGAAGGGAATCGATATTACTTCTGTACTGATCGAAGATGGAATCCATCTGAACCAGTTGCGCTCTGGCAGCCTCTAACGCCCCAGTATCAATTCCACCGGCTCCACCGCTACCCTTTTTCTTTGAGTCATCAGTAGTCATATTGTTGACTTCTTGCCAGCCCGCAATATACTTGCTGAGTTTCTTCGCATTGTCGGCAGCATCACCAGTTCCGTCCGCCATCTCATCCGCTCCGGCTCCAGCGTTCTCAAAATCATTTGCAATTCCGCCTGAGTCGATTTCAATGGTCCATCCAAAAATTGCGCCAAGCGCATTCGCTACCGTCTTAGCGAACTGGATCACTTTTTCCATCACGCTGTTCAGCATAGTAATAAGCGGCTTAAATGCGCTGATGAGAGTTCCACCGACTACTGATCCAAGTGCTTCAAATTGCTGTACCAGAATTCTGGTCTGATTGGCCCATGTTCCGCTGGTCCGGGCGAAATCGTTTTGTGCCGCCGTGGTATTCGACATTACGTACGCATACCGCAGCATTGTCTTCTGGGCCTGAGACATTGACGTGACGTTAGCGTCTATGCCCTGTTTCATCGCCCACTCTTTCAGAGTAGCATTAGTCAGATCCAAACCATATTTTCTTAGAGGCTCTGTCTCACCGGTAAATACAGATTGTAAGCTCTTCGCAACGTCATTCTGTTCCACATTGTAGAATGATGCCATATCTCCGGTAAGCTTCGTCAGCTCAAGAGACATGTCGGACATCTTTTCCTGTGAGATTCCCATCGCCGTTCCCATTGCCTGGAAACGTCCCGCAACCTGTTTTACGGTCAGCTCTGACATGCCGAAATCCTTAATGGAATGGCTTGCCAGTTCATCTACCTTGTCCGCCATTTTTCCGAAGGTCACATCAACAACGTTCTGTGCCTCGGTCAAGTCACTGGAAAGATCGATGGATTTCTTAAATTGTCCAAGTGCCCGAATTGCAAGCCAGTATGTGGCATAGAATTTTCCGATGGCACCCGCCAATCCGCTGAAACTTCCTTTTGCTTTTGATGTAGTCTTTGGTAAAAGGCTAAAATTCGATATCAGCGATTTGGTCGCCGTTCCGGCCCTTCCGCCGGTAGATGCCAGTTGTGCCAATGCCTGGGTCATCTGAATGAGGTTCTCACTGACTTTCGGCGCAGATGACAACGTCTGCATCATCTGCTTTAAGGCGTTTCCGAGAGCAACAATATTTCCCTGTGCTGCCCTGCCGGCCGCTGCTCCTCCGAGTTTACTTATCGACCCAGTAAGTTGTTCAAGCGCTGAGTAATCAAATCCGCCAAAGTCAATTTTTGCAAGCCCTGCTGCCAAACCTTGCAACGATGATGTAAGTTCTGGAATATTTTCTTTTGCCTGGGTTACTGTTGCTCTTCCGAGTTGAGCTATCGCATTTGCAATATTTGCTATTCCCTGAGAATCAAATACAAGAGAACTCATCCCGGAAATGCTTGTCGCCAATGTTTTAATTGCATTTGCCGCAGCCGTGACGCCCTGAACATCAACGCTAGAAATCTTTCCTAATCCGTTTGCAATTCTCGTGAAGTCAGCTGTTTTTGTGGTGGCTGAGAATACGCTCATGGCAGATGTCATTTGTCGTATTCCGGCTGACAAATTCGAGAACTTTGTAACGTTTACCCCGTTAAGTGATGTTGCCAGATTCGCAATGGTGGTCGCTAACTTTCCGAGAGCCTTTTCAGCTTTACTGGTATCCGCTGATATTTCCAAATTTAAGCTGTCAATTGTATTATCAGCCATCGCATCCTCCATTCCCTACTAAAAAAGGGGCGACAAGGTTTTATCCCTGCCGCCCTTTCATTGCATTTTTTGCCATGAGATCGAGCTGCAACAGCATCTTTTCATGGCGGTCCGCAAGCTCATTTTCGTCCATTGATTCAACATCGATCGGATCTTCCGTTTTCATAGGATTCTTAGGATATTTAATCTTGGTTGAAAAATTCACTCCGACCGAGTACATTGTGTAGTACCCTGTCACCCATGCCTGATATTCTGCTCGTTCCCAATCATTTTTTCTGCGATCCCAAAATCCCTCAATCGTAGACCGAACAATTTTAGGAGTCATATGCATGAATTCCTTATAGGTAATTCCACATTTCAGTGCTTCTGGAAGAAGTTCATTTAAAATTACTTCCCGGAAGCTTTTTTGTTTGCTCTTCTTTGGGCCCGATTCGGTGTTACGCTGGATTCTTCCGTTTTCTGCGCCCCGCTGAATACTTTTTCCAGGCCCGTCCGTTTGAAAAAACCATCTTCACCCATTTGCTCAAGGCAGAGATTAATTAAATCAACAGGTGTATCAGTTCCATCTTCTGCGTGATCGATGTAATACTGTTTAGCAAGACGCTTCGCATCTACAAATGATGTGACAGTACCGTCTCCATCTTCTCCATGATGCTCAAGAAGTCCCATATAAAATAAGGTGATGGCGGTTCGCGGGATATTCGTAATAGTGCTCTTAAGCTTGTTCATAATAGCTCCAACAGCTTCTTTTTTATCCACGGTGTTCATCCCGTCGGTCACCTTATCCATGTTTACTGCCCCGGCGGTATTTCCGAGGAAGTCAAGCAGAGATTCAATTCCTTGGTCATAAAGAGATGCTTCAAGAGAATACTCGAACTTATACTCTTTATTCCCAATTTTCAAAACCTTATACATCAATTATTCCTCCCGTAAAAATTGATTATTCTCCCTCGGTTGTCGGTTTGATCGCTGTCATCAGTCCCTTGTACTCATCGATGGCAAGAGAAAGTTCTGCAACAAGCAGCGCGTTCTGATCAATAGACGGCATAGGAATATGTCCGCCCGGCTGTGCCACGATGAAGAATGCTTTCTCGAGATACGGAGACCATACGGTAAACCATGTTCTCTTATTCTCTGCGAGTCCTGCTGCCGCATCATCAAGCATTTTCTGATAAACCGGCTCTGTTTCGTTTGTAAGGTTGAAGGAGAATGTCCATTCTCCACCGGTGTCCTGTCTGCCCGCGATGGAACGGGTGATTTCATCCTCGATTGCGGATGCATCGATAGTCTCTGTACTTAAGTCGATACTTCCGATTGAGTTTGCACGCTGAAGCCATGTATACGCCGTCGGCGGTGTACCCGCGATAGTTTCAACAGCATAACCCAGACGCATCTTAAGGGTACTAATGCCCGGTACATTTGCTACTGCCATATAAAACTCCTTTCAAATAAAAGAATCACCCATCGGGGGTGATTCTCTGTTTCTTATTTTTTACTTTGCTTTACGCACTGGTTAACGCCTACCGCCGCCAGCCCGGATACTGCTCCGACCGCCGCCGCCGTGATCACATCCTGTGCTGGAAAGTCCGGCATGACAAATAACCCGACAATTCCAAGAATAACTCCGGCGGTTCCGCAAATCTCTGGAATGTATTTATCGTTGATTTTCTCAAAATCTTTGCACCAACCTCCGGCCAAATAGCAGAGCACTGTGATTGCTGCAATTCCCGCGATTCCAAAATCCATACTCCGATCTCCTTTCTGCATTTTTTTGCATAAAAATAGCGCCCATTTCTGGACGCTGATACATGAGTTCACTTATTCCATTTAATTTTAGCATATACAGCTGAGTTATTTAAGCTGACATTTGCAGACATTTTGTGATATTTAGAGTTCGCCACAATACAGCCTGTTATATCTACTCAGCAAACGCTTAATGCTGTTATCCGCATTTTTTTGTAATTCCGGTCCGTAGGTCCGTTGGAATCCCATATTCACCATCGCTTTGTGGGATGCATCGTCAATCTCATATACCTTTGTAAGTGCTTTGCTTCCACTTGCGAAACTATCAACCTGGAATGCAACCCGGATTCCGCACTCATCTCCTTCGAGATCTCCATTGACTCTCGGTGCTCCCATCAAAAGAAGTCTCGCATAGGTTTTCTTTCCCGACACAATGGTCTCACTAGGCTCCATGGAATAATTCCCTTTACCCACAATAGGCTGAATTTCTTTTCCCCAATTTTCAAAAACTTCCGCTACAGGAACTTTTAATGCATCCATTTCCCTTATCCTCCAAACACTTCTTTTGCGACTTCTCTGACTTGTATCATGATCGCTTCCTCGGCATGATACATCGGCATATACGCCCGGTTACCATAAGAGTGGTGCTTCTCTCCGTTTTCATCAATCCACCACCATCCGTACGGAGAATCCCAATGTCCTTTACCTGGGTATGTTCCCATTCCATATCCATTTCCACTGGGGAGTGGATAATCCTTTGTTCCGTAGGTTATACCGGCTGAGAACTCCAGAAACAGCACCTTATCCCCAGAAAGTCGTATTGCCGCTCCAATAATATCTCCGTTACTTGCATTTATGACTTCTGTATGATATGAACCTTTTTCTTCACTGGGAATGCTTTCCATTGTCTGTCTCACCACGTCGAGACCCAGCTTACTGAGCTTGCTTACAAGTATTTGACATTTTCTTTGCAAGTCATTGCTATATGCCAGGATTTGATTCCTCATCTCTTCAAGCCCACTTGCTGATAATGTGCATTTAATCTTCCTCGCCATCGTGCCCTCCAATTTTAACGATTCCATATCGGGCAATTGCGCCCTTCTTTGTATCAATTATCTTATCCAGCCTGTAATCTGGAAGAACTGTCGGAAGTCCATTATCATCGAGCAGAAGATCTCCGTCCTCGTTCAGTTCCGGGGCTACGTCAATCCACAGTACCCATCCCTCTTTTGGCTTGAATTTATTCCACCTGGATTTCCAGAATATCAAATAGCGATCATATGTCGGCACGATTCCGGCTGATATCTCTTCCGGGGTTCCAGATGTGGAAGAAACCGTCATGCGTTGGATCACTGGTTTAGTATATTCTTGTACCGTGTCTATCTCGTCAAGTGTTTCTTTGATTTCGGAAAAGTACACATCTTGTCTTTGTCTTGAGTTGCTTCTCATTAAGCTACCAACCTTTCTATGATTCCCGGCATATAAAATATTGCTTTCCCGCCTAAAAGCCTGTACGCCTCAAAAAATATATGCTGTGCATAGTCTGCTACCACATTACATATAAGTTCTTCCATTTCTATCGAGTATTCGGGTTTGCTGTACAGTTTTATCGAGTCAAGAATACGATATTCCCACAACGTGACATGTGTCATCTCGTGAAGGAGCACCCTCAATAATAAGTTTCCAGACAATTCATCCGATAAAAATACAGTATTTTGCGAAGGATCCGTTACACCAAGTGTCCAGCTTCCAGTTCGGTCAATCAATATGGGGTTCTCTGGCGATACCCATTTTACAAACCACTCATTTCCATTTATCTCAAATTTCCTTATCAGATGGATCACTCCTTTGAAAAAGCCCATGCTATTTTATAGCATGGGCTTTCTATTTACTCACTGCATTTTCTGAACGAGCTGGGTCATTTTGGCGCGATACTGAGTCTTCTGCTCAGGTGTCATATCTTTCCATACGTCCTGAACCATGCTTTCCATATCGTCGAACACGTCCTTTATAGAATCCTCCATACGCTTCTTTGTGGCAGTGTCTCCGGACTCATGATAAAATCTCCGGTTCTCGTCAAAACGATCATAGGATCTTCCATGTCTGGAATCCATTTTTCCTCTTTCTGTATATCCCGGTTTCATGAAATCTGGATTATGGGTATATTCATTCAGCCAATCGTCCTCTCCCATGTACAGATACGGGCGATATCCCATGCGATGTCCGCGGCCTTTTGGCGCAAATCTTCCATCTGCATACCGATACCGGTCATATCCCATTCTTCCATACGAATCTTCTTGCTCCTCATCCATAGCTTCGATAACCCGCATGTTCTTATCGTATTCTGTTAGATCCTTCGCAATATCGATCCACTGTCCGATTTCGTTGAGATCTGCAAGGCTTACGTTGTCAATTCCGACCGCTTCTACTTTCGCCTTAACACATTCCGCAATTTTTTCCGCAAATCTATGCATTACACTGCCCCCTTCCTAGTAGCCGCCGCTTTCTGGGTCACTAAGGTCCCATCACCGTTGATTGCCCGAAGATTATTGGTCGGGACGCAGCACGGATCTCCTAAGAGACGGAAAGTTCCTGTATCTGCTGTGGTGTGTACACGCATAGCGTACTTCGTTCTATTTCTTACTCCACTTGCAGTAAGCGGAGTACAGTTCCGTTTTGTCACCTGATAAAGTACCGGGCCAGTACCGATCTGAATCACAACAGGAGCATTGATCGTCACAGTGTCCGGGATGGTCTGCGCAATTACAATACAATACTTTTCTCCGTCGTTATAGCTTCCTGCCGGAATGGTTACAACGAGGTTTCCGTCCGTAAACGCTACTGCTGTGGAGATGACAAGTCTATTGCAGAGTTTACAAATATTTTTACAAGCCATAGTTTTAACCTCTCACTCAAATAAGAGGTGAGCCGAAACCCACCTCTTAGAATTAGTCAACCACTAAGGGTGAGTTTCTAGCAGCAACCCGTGTTGTAGGTTCCGCATCCACCATATGCATACGGTGCCGGCACCTGGAACGCCGGAATCGGCGCCGGATTGATTGCATTGATAAGCTGCTGAGTCTGTGCAGACATTGCGGTTGTGAGCAGTGCGCTCTGACGATCCTGAGATGCAGCATATCTGAGATCGTTATTTTCAGCCTGGAGAGAAGCGATCTTCTCGTTGCACAGGTAGTCGAGGATAGCTCTTGTACCGGCGTTCTGGCTGTCGATAATATCTCTGGTGTTGTTGTTCATCGTATTCTGAAGAGCACATGTGTTGGTAGCCATGTTGTAGTTTACACCCTGAATCGCTTCACGGGTTTCGCAGCAACAATTAGCTAACTGTGCCTGTAATGCATTTGTATTCTGCATGTTGGCGATGGTATCAGCGTTAATAGCCTGCTGAATTCCGAATCCAGTCTGCATGACGTTTGTATTAATGCCGTTGAAGCCGGTAAGCATACCGTTATTTACAGCATAGAAACCATCACAAAGGCCGTCAGTGATTCCATCAAGTTTGCTGATAACTGCCTGGTTATCGAAGCCGCGCTGGATGTCTGCCTGTGTAGCCGCTGTCGCTACATAGCCGCCGCCGTTATTTCCGCCAAAGCCGCCGAAGCCGTTTCCGCCCCAACCAAATAAAAGCGCAAATACTACGATGATCCAAAGCCAGCCGCCTTCACCGCCCCAGCCAAAACCGTCGGAACGGTTATTGGAGCCGCTTAATAAAGCAACATCACTCGCTGAGAGACCAGTATTCATCATAGCCTCTACCTCCTTATGATTTTATATATACAAAAATCAAAAGGCCGCGGTCCTTTTAATTAATGCAATCAAAATGATTATTTCATCCCGAACTGGGTCTTTATCTGAGAAAGTACATCGTCTGGGTTCAAATTCTTTTCTTTGCAAAGGTTCCGGGCAAGCTGTTCAACGCCTGCGCTGTCACCTTTTTCCATCATCTGTATTGCATTGTTCATTACTGGATTATTTCCCGCTTGTCTCTTCATCATAGTAATAAGAGCTTGTTGGGGATTTCCGCCGGATCTCATCATTTGCATCAGCTGCATCGGATTCATCATTTCTGATTGCCTCCCTTCTGCTGTTGCTGTGGAGCTTCTGTCTGGGTAGGTAATAATTTCTTGATCTCTGAAATTTCTGTGCAGACATCGGTACGAAGTTTATTAAACAAACCAACGATATCTACCTGCTGATTCGGTTCTGAAGGTGCCTGACCTTCAGTATTTACAAGTCGATACACAAATATTTGACTTCTGCCGTCTGCCTGTAACTGTTTTCGGTAGATCTCTGAGCCGTCGGTCTTCGGATAAAAAACGGGCGCTCCAGACATATTAACATCTTTTGCTTTCACCGATTCAATACTGTCAACCATCTGTCCAGGCAAAAACTGATTTGTCTGCGGCTGTGTTGGAACTTGAACCGGCGCTTGATTGTAAGGGGTCATTTGTTGGAAATTATTTTGAGGCTGATACAGCCTTTCAGAATATGGCTGTGATGTTTGGTACTGTGGGTACATTCCTGCATTCCAGATCGGATAAGGCTGCATATCAATTCCTCCCTTGTCTTGATGTCTTTATTTTAACTCTCAGACAAGTATTTTCCCACGCCAGTGTTTCGACTTATTCCCGCCGCAAACACGCCACTTTACCGCCATTGTAAAGAAATGCCCCGATAGTACATCGGGGCAGCATTGATTATCTTTCGTTTCATTTTTCTGTTTATGCGATCAATAGTTCTCGAACTATATCCCATAAGTTCAGCAGCTTCCCATAGGGTCTTTTCTTCATAGACTCGAAGCTTAAATAAGCACTCTTCCCGCGAGTTGAATCCTGCTTCATGCAAATAAAACAAGCGTTCATCTTCTGTAAAGTCTTTGACAAAATCTCTTGTTTTGAAGTCTTCCATTCCACTGTCCTCCCTTAGTGGCTGGAATAATTACATCGGCAGTGTTCCACCTTTTAACAGGTATCCCAATACCGCACAAACAATTCCGGTGATAATATTCATTACAATAGTATCATATCTCTTTCCCGGCACTGCCATGAGAGCTTTAACATTTGTGCATGTCTCATCAACTGTAGTCTTTATGTGCTTTAAATCATTTTCCGCTATTGCACTATGTCTTTCCAAGTCCTCAATCCTGTTATAGAATTTCTCATGATCCTTGGAATTCTTTTCTCGAAGTTCACGCAGTTCTTCTTCCAGTGTTCGTAAGCGGTGTGCATTTACGCAATCTGATTCACATCCCATAAATTAGCACCTCTTATCTCCCTATCAACGTATGCTTCTCCCCACCACCGCACGAAACATCCCTGCAACAAGACGGGAGGGTTCTTGTTACGCACCGTCAACTATAAGATCCGCGCAACCGGAATAATTCCTCTGAAATAACTGGATGGGGTTCCAGCTCCATCATATGAAACCGAGGTCCCGCTTTCAGAGTATCCAGTTATGCCCTCTTTTCCTTGTTTATCATAATGGAATTGTGCGATTTTTCGTATCTTGCTTCCATATCTCTTAATGGCATATTCCCGCGCTTTCGCCGTTTCCTCATCGCTGGTAAATCCATATGGGTACAAAACTTCGCACACTTCGTCTGCCGCATCCTCCAGGAGCATCAGCAAAAAAGGATTCTGCTCTTCTGTATAATCGTCTCCAATGTATTCAATTAAGCCTTTAAGCAGTTCTCCCATAAGCAATCTCCTTTATTTGTTTCTGGATGGTCGGCCACGCTTCGGGCTCGGTTTGATTATCTCTTCAGAAATATCAGAAAAGGGAAGCTCTGTATTAGCTTCCCTCTCCTCGTTCTCTGGAACATCCTGTCCTGCCCGATAATAGATACCATTATGATTTACAATGTGATCGTATTTCATCGGGATTCCCCCTTATTTTACTTTGATAACGTATACGCCATCCATACCCTCGTAGGACGGAAGAGCAAGCATGGATGCGGTTGTGGAATACTGTACCGGCGGTCCATAAATTGTTTGTGTAGCAATCGCAATGCCGCTTTCAAGAACAGAAACGTCTACGCTGGAATCGTCACGGAGGGTTCTTTCCTCTGGTGTTACGCCCGCCCATGTGTTTCCAAGTGTACCGGCACCGATGATTGTTACATAATCATCCGGGTAGAACTTCTTTTCAGTTCCATCATAGTCTGTGTACATCTTGTCGTAAAGAACAACTGTAAGACCTGTGTTGAGCTGGAAGATCTCACGAGCCTTTGCCTTGGACATGAATCCTACACTTAAGCCTGTTGAAGTAATGAACGCATTCTTCATCTGATTGTTCTCGATCAGATAAGTGAATGTTTTGCTGTTCATAAGGGCATAAGTCGGTGCCATACCGATACTGGAGAGATACTCTGTGCCGACCTGGATGTCGTTTAACGGTTTTGCCGTATCCGCCTTATCCCATGTAGCAGTACCAGAAAGTTCCGCATAGTGTTTATTCTTCCAGCTGGAATCCGGATCATAGTCGTATGCATAGACCGTATTATCCGCAGTGCCGATAGAAATCAGCATTTCTCCGCCTACCGGAGCGAGTAACTGCATTCTCATCTTCTCGGCAGATACTCTTGCACCTTCTACCAGTTCAGAAGCATCGTCATAGATGGAATTCAGAACATCATCCAGATACGGATCGTTGGAGTCCTGTGCCCTCTGGATCTCCATGAGGTCATGCTCTTTAATCATCATGCTCTCACGGAAGAACGGCATCTCCTCTTTTACGATCTCGAATCCTTTACGGGTTCTGATTGTTGCAAGGCTGTCAAGGGCTGACGGCTTTAACGCAACAGAAAGTCCCTTATGAGATTTGATCCATTTCAGATCAATGCCGTTTTTCTTTCTTACCGGGAACCATGTAGTTCCGAGATACGGCATATTATTACTTGCTTCGTTTGTAACACGATATGCGACCGCTTGTGCGGTAAAAACGTCTGTAAATTTCATTCTTTCTCCTTTCCGCTTTAAGCGTTCGCTGCCGGCATTGTTCCCACGATGATCGGCTCTTCAAAAGCAATTCGGCATCCTGCATTTACCATTGCCGCTACTAATGCCGCATCATATGTGAGACCGCTGTTCGCCTGCGCTCTAGTTACATGAATGTATGCGCTCTTCAGAACCTGTTGCTGCGGTCTGCTCTCATATGCGTCATGAAGCAGAATTCCAACAGCGCCGGTCCACGGTGTTGCAGAAACTACTTTTCCATCCTTATTGACCGGTGTTCCCGCTTTTACGATTTTTTCTCCATTGTCAGCAGTTGCTGATACTCCGGTAAAATCTACCGTCATTGGAACCGCCTGGAACTCTTTTCTGTTTAAGATTTCCGCTTCCATAGCAACTGTATTTTTTGTTATTTTCATGTCACCTCGTGCCATTTGTGTTCCTCCTTACACGTAGTATTTTAAAACGTCCTGGTTCACCTCACCGGATCGTGAAGATGTCATTTTCTTGGCTTTCTCTAATGCGAGAGATGTTTTCTCTCCGCCATTTCCGCCTCGAATGTCATCACGACCGGCATAGAACTCTTGTTCCCATGCTGTTTTCTTCGCTTTGATATGATTGCCAAGAGCCTTGAACGCCTTTTCGACATCATTTCCGGCTAAAGCCTCCGCAAACTCTTTAGCGGTTACTTTATCCATTCCGATATCTGCATCCATACAGCGCTCTGTATAATCCCGAATCTGAATCTTTGCTTCCAGTTCCTTAATGCGAGCATCTTTCTGTGCGTCTGCCTCTGCTTTGGCTGCCGCTGCCTGGTCCTCCGCAGACATTTTCGCCCTGAGCTGTTTCTTATAGTTGGCGGCCTCCGTTGACGCTGTGTTTTTTTCGTTCTGAAGCTGAGCGTTTCTCGCTCTCTCTTCTGAAAGCTGAACCAGAAGTTCATCTACTGACGGCTGTTTGCCCTGTGAGTCTTGATCTCCACCGCTTCCATTAGCGTTTCCACCGTCTGCCGGATCTCCGCCTTCAGATCCGCCATCCGCAAAGAGCTGTAAATTCATCGGTACATTAAATGTTCCTCGTTCAAATTCTTGATTTCTTTTTCTCATATCAAACCTGCCTTTCCGCGATTTAAGCCTTCTCTGGCTATGTTTTGCTCTTTTACACATTTCTCTTGTGCCGGGTCTTACGCTTTCCCGGAAGCGTTCGCTCCGTTTAACGTCACTTCTCCTGACGTATTAAAAAAGCACCCGGTTTCCCGAATGCTGATTTTTAAATGTATTTAATTGTGCATCGGCAATTGACAATTTGATTGGCACTTGCCCCATATGATGTGTCTTTGGGATAGTCCATAATGGAATCACCTACCAGGAACGGTTCTGTAATCGGTTTAATCGTCCCGCCTACTTTTCTGTGATCCGGTCTTTCGCGGTCATCCCTGATGTCTACCCATTTTTTTCTGGTTTTTCCTGCTGCTATCGCATCCACAAAATCTTGATGATTCAGCGATGTATTTGCTTCATTTTCAGCCAAATATTTAGCCCTGTCTGGAGCTACGTAAAAAGGATCATCTGGATTATTCTGAACCGACTCGATTATTTGGTATGATATATTTTGAATATAGTTATCCATATATTCATCCAGCGTTACGAATCCGGATATCGCAGTGCGATATTGATATACAAATTGCATCCTTGCAAGTTCATAATTTGTACCATCGTACTGCTGCACAGAAAACAGAATTGCCATAACTACTAGGAAGCACTCTTCCATTTTCTTTGCAAGTGCAATTCTTTTTTCTTTATCTTTCTCCGGCAGATCCATATCTCCAAAATATTCCTGTAAATCGACACTTCTCTTATTTTTTACATAGTTGTTAACCTCGTCGAAATTTCTGATCGCAAGCATAGGCATTCCTCACTATGTTTGAACTTTGTTTTGTTCCGTGTTCATTCCATCAAGAATCGGGCTATTCTCTGTCTGATCGGAATTATCCGCCGATATTCTGGTATCGGCAGGTTCTTCAGAGGATTCAGAAGGAAGCGCTGATTTTTGAATTGCTTCAATCATCTCTTTGCTGTCAAGCCATACCTGCTCAGCATCTGGGAAGATCTCCGCCTCTTTCAGTACATGCCGTCCATTTAATCCCTTCGCAAGCATTTGAGAAACGAAGTTTGCCTTGTTGACAAGATCGTAGTTTCTTCTTCTCGTAAAGTGGAAATCAATGTCTGTGCTGTGAAGCTGCCGAACTGGGCTGTCCATCGGAAGAATATCTTCCGGCACTTTATCCACAGCCGCAAGAATCAGCATCAGTTCTTCACGCTTGCCGCGTTCCGTCATCTGTTGCTCTTTCAAAGCGTCAAGCTCTGCGGCGCTCCATCCGGAAGACATATCTGTCGCAACTCCGGTAGATCCGCCACCGGCGCTGTCATATTGAATTGGAACCTTGCAGTCCTGGAATATCTCGGATCTGGTGGACTGTATAGCGTTTAATGTGCTGGATCCGTCAAACGTACTGGATAACGGCTGTATTTTCGCAACTTTTCCATCATCACTGTATGTTAAAATCCACTGTCCGCTTCTCGGATGCTTGATCTCTCCTGTTTTTTCATCGCGTTGGAAATCAACATTATCTCCCCACCAAATTTCCTGCGTCCTCTGGGCCACATCGTTGGTAAAGTCAGAGAGAAGAATATTCAGCGCATCCATTCTCGATATCTGACGTTCAAAGCAGCCGGTCCGGTCAAACGATCTCTCATATTCAACGATTGGTATCCTGCCGAGAGGGTTTTTCGAAACTGTGACCTTATCTCCGACAACTTCAAACCGTAACTTCGGCGTAAAGCATGTATACTCGGTCTGATCTCCGTTTTCTGAGAATGTTACGCCCAAAACTTTCTTCCTTCCCGGAGCGTTTCTGTAAACACAGAACGCATATTGAGAATCCAGCGTATACAGTTCAAACAAAGCGCCGTCTTCCCACTCAGATGTTTTCACATCAATCATCCGGTGTCCGATTCCACAAACCTCGATAGATTCTGCAAGACATTGATCTTCGTATCCTATATTTGAGCCGTTCTTCAAGGATTCATTTAATGCCGCAATGCCCTTATCGTCCTTTTCCGGGTCTGTCTCATGGATTTCATTGTCCCCACGCTGAATCAGCATGATCGGATTGCTCCAGTTGTATCCGACCTTAAATTCCTTAATGTCGTTAGCAATATTGCTATGCACCCGGATATCTATTTCTGGTCGGATAGTTTTTGTTCTTTGCAAATCCTGCTTGCCGCGCTCGTACTCAATGAGGAATTGCATCTCTTTGACATTGAAATCATGAATTGCTCTTGCATGACTCAGCACGTCCAGAATATTGTCCCGAGTTATTTCTTTTTCATTTGTATAGATTCTCCGTCTTCCAAGTAAATCGTAATCTCTCACTGCATACCTTCTTTTGGGCATAAAAAAAGCACCTGGTTTTTATCCAGATGCTTAGATTTATATTTTGACAGGTTCATTATAACACACTCTGTTTTTCATTTATAGCTGACGTTCTGCGACATTTGGAGACATTTTAAATATTCTTCCTGGAATTTCTTTTTTCCCTGGGCGTATAGGCGATAAATATGGCGCTCTGTACGACCGGTCTCCTCTGATAACTGCTTTACGGTCTTATTGGAGATATCTATTCCGAAGAGTATATCATAATACTTTTCATCAAGTCGTTCTAATATCTTTACCGAGTTTTCACGCGCCTCCATATACTTCTGAATGCTTTCTTCCAGCTTTTCTTCTTTGCTCTCTATCTTCACATACATAGTCCCCATCGGATCATCGTTTCTGGAAGTCTGCACTCTGCAAGTGTTCTGGCATGCCTTGATACTCCGAGACATCTCCTTGAGCTGATCAATCTCCATTCTCAGTCTCCGGGATTTTCTATAATAAAACTTTACTTCATCCAAATATGTCATTTCGTTTTCCATGAGCATTACCTCCTAGCATGGGCTGTCAACACATTCCGCCGGTTTCCGTTCCGGTACAGATACATATTCTGCCAGCATCGCCAAAGAATCGATTCCATCATCGTGCGGCATTTTTGCTTTTGTGGTATATGTCGTTACATTCCCCATAAATAACCCGTAGTCTGATTTCGGCTTGTAAAGCGCCGGCTCTAAGAACAGGCAGTGTTTCTTTACCCAATCAGAGTTCACGAGAATCTTGGTTTCCTTATTAGCCGTCGTGTATTTTGTCTGGATTATCGTGCGGCATTTACCCTTAATCATTTTTTCTATATTGTCTGCAATTCTTCCGCCGGCCTGGTTCGACTCGAAGCGTACCTTGTGCGGCTGATGCCGTATAAGAATATCAGCAGTCTTACGGTCTAGTGTTGCATAGTCCGTATTGTCATCGAAAACGACGTCCGGAATATAGAAATCCTCTCCAAACTGATATGCAATCGGCAGTGACTCATAGTCCGTACCTTTGTCTTTGGTATCACATACTCCCCAGATTGCATCCGGGTCCCTGCTCGGCATGATTGTGAATTCATTCTGCTTCTCCGGCACTTGATCCTTATTGAGATAAAATCTTCGAAGCTCATCCGGTGGGAGCAGCAATCCTTCTCTCTCGACCGGCTTTTGCTGGAACAGACAGTTGAATGAGATCTCATCCATAGTTTCTTTCATATCTAAGAAATACTTAGTTGAGAAACCATTCACAGCGAACTGGAAGTTACTCTCTCCATCCTCATTCAGCGCCGGGATTGCAATGAATCGCGCCCTCGGGTTCCCGGCATACAGCTGTTGAAGCTTTCCAATCGGATCGTGAACTGACCATCTCGTAGCAATATAGAATTCCTTGCATCCGTCCAACCGTCGGGACCGGAGATCATTTGTTACCTTAGTCCATAGCGTTTCAAGTCTCGCTTTATTCAGCGCTTCTTCGATACCGGAAACAAGGTCATCAGCCGTTAGGAACCGGTTACAACGTGTTGCACCTGTCAAGGATCCATCAATAGATCTGAATGTCCACGTTTTAAATCGACCATTTCTCTCCAGATTAACTGTCGTTTCTTTAGCATTGGTGCCTTGAATCTTTATAGTCGGAAACAATTCATGCCATGCATACTCAACCGGGTCGTTAATAATTTCTAAAACTCCATCATAAAGCGACCGGGTCAAAATACTACTATGCGCAGATGACAGGTTGAAGTCATTTGGAAACCATCCGCCCACTAGCGAGAGAAAGAAGTCCTCAAGAGTAGAGTTGTGTGTAGGAATCATTGTCTTTCCGGCACAGTATATTCCACCTTCAACCTGGATACAGTTTCCTCTTTTCGGTTTTACTCGTTCTATGGATGCAATAAAAATCTGCTTTTTGACGGAAACGTCAATCTGTTCTCCCTCTATTGGCTGTCGTTCCGGAAGCTTAAATCTATATTGATCACAGTCTCGAAGCATTTCACTCATGAGTTCCTTTGTCTCCATGATATATTCTCTATGAAGATGTCTGTCATAGACTACCCACTCATGATCTTCATGACATTGTATCTGCTCACCGTTCGTAAATGTTACAAGACAATCATCCTCACTTTTAGGGAACACATGGAGCACTTTCTTAGGCTTGCCATCCATTCCATAAACCATATCGCCAACAATCAAATCACCATGATTTTTCCACCCATTAGTTGTTAAAATCGGAGTGTCATCAGCGAGTTGTTTTCCACAACCCGGCGGAACGCTCAGGCAGAAGATGTCCAATTCATCATCCATCATGTCTTGCAGTGATTGAATGATATTGTGCTTAAGGAATACTTCACGCCGCGGCTCATAGAATCTTTCTTTCGGTATTCTGTACCTCTCAAGATATAAAAGCCCGCTGTCCACCTGTTGATTCTTTGCTTCGAACATCAGTGCTTTATAATACATGTCGTTAAAAGCTCCGCTGCCCGTTTTTCCAGCCATATAGTCCGCCATTTGATGTGTGTATTTGCTGACTTTCATGGCGTATTTTTTCACCTGCTTATCATCAAAAGACAGATCTTTCTTCATATTCAGCAACAGATCTAAGCTGTCCTTTTGGTTCTGAAGCAACGTCATATCTGACTTCAGCAGGTTTCCAAATGTTTCCTTGTACCATTCAAAATTTTTCCGTCCCATAAAAAAAGAGCCACACCTCCTTTATCGGAAGTCATGGCTCTCATATGGCACTCTTGACTTTACTTATTTAACCAATCATTCTCTAAATAACAGAATCCATAGACCGAAGCACCGATTAAAACCATCCACCCGATCCAGAATATCCAAGTTCCTGATGCCGTCATTCTTTTTACCGCCGTTTCAATATCCGAATCATCAAAAAACTTCGACTCATCAGATATGGTCCCATCTCGCAGATCCGTATAAATAGTCCCCACCGACTCAACTGGGGTTCCATAGTAATTAAACCTTACGTGAGAAGATTCTTTTATTGTATCTATATACTTTCCATCTGGAATTTGAATTTTCTTATAATCCATCTCAATTCCGAGAAATCTAATTCGGTCACTATGAATGCTTTCGCTCCCAACATGGTCCCATGTCCAATAAGTTTCCGTTCTAGTGTGCGTATTTCCTTTGCTATCAGTTTTTGTCACAGTTCTGGTGTGTGGATTATAATGCTCCTCATCTTTTTCTACATACAGATATGACCCACCGATTTCTGGATATGTCACCGGATCTACCGCTTCCAAGGTTCCATATACGAATGCATTTCCAACAGAGGTGTCCATTCCATACTGAAACTGTTCAGCATCTGTGATTTGCAATGCTGAATAATACTCAGAATTTTTTTGCACTTGATAGGCGTCAATCCTACCGACGATTACAAATCCTATAAGAATCATGATTGCGATAATCGTAACGCTTGCCAAAATCTCACGTTTGGTTATTTCCATAAGCTACCCTAAATATCTCCAATGTGTTGGTTCATAATAAACATACATACTGCCATCTGGTACAAACCATAATTTCCCTTGTCGGAAAAGTATTTGAACATTACGGTCGCCTAATCTATCATGAATTTTCGTTTCCAAAGGCACATTTTCAGGTGGAGTTTGAAATTTCGTTGTCATCCATTCCATATGTTTCTCCTTCACTTATCAAATAAATTAGTCGGTGCGTCTACCGGAGCGCCATAATCAAGCCGCTCATACTCATGCATCTCATATCCGGTCCAACTAAGAAAAACTCTGGCTGGAAAACCCTTCACATATTGCTTGTACGCTCCGACCTGCTTGTTATATGCAGATCGATACTGGGCAATTAGATTTTCTGTTGTTGCCAGTTCGGTCATCAACTGTTTGTAATTTTCATTACTCTTCAGTTCTGGATACGCTTCCGCAACCGCCGTAATCGCCGTTGTTACGTTCTCAATATCGGAAGTATTGCTTCGTCCATCCACAATCGCTTGTAACACTTCCGCCTCGTGCTTATCATATTGTTTCACGGTGTCAACAAGGTTCGGCAGTAAGTCAATTCGGCGCTTTTCCTGCACCCGAATATCTGATTCAGCCGTTTCTACCGCCTGTTCCAATGTAATGGCTTTGTTCCTGCTGCTCTGAACCATAAACACTGCCATAATCCCTAAAACAAGTATTCCTACCACCACAAGCACAATATTTTTCCAATTATTCTTCATTTTCAATCTTTACTCTCCTTATCTAATCAAAAGTGTGATTCATAATGTAATTTCGCGAATTCTCATTATAAATTAATCGTGCAGTTTCCATGAATTTCTGGATGCCAATCCCATAGTCACTCATTGGATTATTTAACAACTTGAAAATCTTATCAGTATCCATTTCTTCTGTATGTCTTTTTATCGCAGGACTTCCGAGACCATTTTTTGTGCAAAATCCTTTTACATGTTCACCGCCGTTTAAGTCCAAAATTGTTAAGCATTTTCCGAGTCCTGGATATATTTGATTTATTACAACCGTTATTGTTTTACCTCTATACGGGACATTGACATCTCCACATAAAACTTTTCCCTTTATGTCAATTCTCACATTTCCAATCCATGTTTTATAAATATCATAATCGCCGCATATTCTCCAAATCCATTCGTCACTCAAACATATTCTTTGTATGTGTTCATCTTTTAATGATTCCCACTGTTCGTGTTCTTTTTGTCCATAATGTCTTTCCGGAACATCCGCATACCATATTGCAACTAAATTCTTTCCATTGAAAAACACTGGATATTTCTGCAAAATATCTTCTCTTGTTTCCCGCATTTCACATTCTATTAAATAATCGAGTGCCTTGTGAAATTCTCTCGATTAGCACTCGATTATAAACTCCTTTTTGCAGTTACTTCCCTTGCACTTATAGGGCATATGCTGAATTTTCGTGTCCGGAAGAACTCGTACTGCTTTCTTTCCACACCACGGGCAAACAGCCCACCGGCTTCCGTCTGCGAACGTCTTCACAGCAGCAATGCCGTCAAATCCCTCTTCCGGTTGATTCATACAGCGCCGGAACGCATCAAACTCTATACTGTTTATCACCTGGGACATCTTCATTTCGATACTCCTTCATTAGAATTGCAGTAAATCAAGAGATGTTCTGCAATCTGACGCAACTTTTCTTTGCTACGCATGTTAATTAATGTATCCCTTGTTGCATCGTGACTGCCAGTGGCCTTATCTTTTCAGGAAAAGTGCTATGTGCAAAGAAACTACCATTGATCCATACTCCCTTCCCTAAACTCAACCGTCACTCCGGTCTCCTCTTCGCACTGTTTAACCATACCATCCACATCGCCATCATACGCCTGCCATATCTTCTGCGATTCCAGAAATGCCCGGTTGATCCGTTCATACCCAAAACCATATGTCCGATGTAGAGCAATTGCCATCGCTGCATAGATCTGTGGAGTTATCCGGTCTGCTGCCTTGTTGAGGTTGTCGACCTGGTTCTTTTTCGCAAGTAACTTAACCGAATTTATCAGCCTGTTATTCTTTCCCATATTAACCCTTTATTTCTGTGAAAGTAGTCATGTCGTAGCTTTCTCTGATGTGATCCACGCATTCCTGCATTCGCTCCCGGATATATTCGTCCTTCATGATGTTCGGATGACTATACCAGTCACAGCTGCCCTGCGCCCCGTTCTTCTTATACTTCTGATAATCGAAAAACATAATAAATAACGGTATTCGCGTTAAATTCTTTGTCTTATATCTGAGCCACATGTTCCACATTTTGAGCATCTTCTATCCCCTCCCATTCCTCACATGTGTCATCTAAGCATGTAAAATCTGCCCGATGCTCAGAGTCTCCATTAAAACAAACTCCATTAAACGTTTCATACCATTTACATGTACTGCAATATTTTTTCATAATTCCGGCGTGTGGAGTCGAACCACCATGCTTTACCTGTTAAAGCGCCGGATCCATCGTCAATTTAATTATAAAGAGAAGGAAAACCAACCGGTCACGGCAAGTAACCGGCAAAACCATGTGGCAGATTCGCTCTGCCTTAATAGCAAACAGCTACATGGTGAAAGGATGTCACATGAATCATGCTACACCATGGACCATCAGGGACTTGAACCCCGGGCCTCCCCGTTATGAGCGGGGTGCTCTAACCAACTGAGCTAATGGTCCTGAGTAAAAGGGACAGCTTGCAGCCTATCCCTCATACTGTTGCAGTTCTTAACCACCAGCTGCAACAAAGGCTCTCTGCGTTTATCTGCCGACCGCAGGGAATGAGGATGATGGGTCTCGAACCCACACTCTCACGATTAAAAGTCGTGTGCTTTTCCAATTAAACTACATCCCCGTAGGAACAGGCAGTTAAATCTGATAAATTGTAATGCCTGCCATGAAAAACGTGGAAGCAGAGGTTATGCAACAGTTAGTCGGCACCTATGAATAGGGACAAGCGTTATGATTTTCTGTTGTTTATCGGCAGGATTGCGCCCAGATGTTTACCCGACTTGTACTTCAATACGCAATCTTGTTCCGCTACCGCCTCTTACGCTCTATTTTTACTTCCGCATTATTTCAAACATGATTAGGGCTTCCCCTTATCCATCGCCGATGCAATCATATTCAGCCAATGTGACGACAAGTCTGAGCTTTCGGGAGCGACCCTGGGCTTCTTGCCGCGGTCAAAGCACATGCAGGATTTCACCTGCAAATTTCACGGTTCTTTCAGATGTTTTAAAAACTCAATACTCTATTGAGGAAACTTTTTGTTTGCTGCCATACCGCTACTTTAACGAATTTCTTGTGTTATACCCCGATTTCTCAGGTTCAAGGCAAATCGACTTCTTTGAGAGTTCCATTTAGTCCGTAGTCTCTCACACTGCCGACATCAATGGATTATTCCTGCACCGCAGGCGTCTTTTCTACGCCGACCACAAGGATTCTGCTTTTGATTTTCTCTATGATGATACACTGCACAGCATTGTTGACGGTTTCCATCTTCTCCACAGGATCACTCTCTGAGGAAAGCATCAATAAATCCAGTATCCCGAATTTATCTATCTCGTTACTGCACATCTCGGCAAGGCTGAAAAACCTCTCTACACCGAGGTAATCATGTTTAAACTGGCATAGCCGGATTCGAACCGGCGACATCTTGCTTAACAGGCAAGCGTTCTGACCGCTGGACTATATGCCAATGAATTGCAGGAGTGGGATTTGAACCCACGACCTTCGGGGAATGAACCCGACGAGCTGCCAACTGCTCTACCCCGCTTTGTGCGCATCCCATTCGATGATTTCTTGAATCTTCGTAAGCACATGTGCACTATCAGCGCCGACTATCAAGTGTTTTCTCATGGGCATTGTCAATCTCTCTGAGGCGTTGCGCGTACCTCAGTTCATCTGGGCGCTACCCAGCCTGCATCGGAATGGAAGGATTCGAACCCCCGTCCACTCGGGATCTGTCCCGAATACTCGCGCCTACGAGCAGCATTCCGATAATGTCCCGGACGAACCGGGGCATCGTACGTAAGAAAAGGAGTCTAAAAACATGTCCACCATAGTGAATGGCGGAATACCGAGGAATGGAATCGAACCATTGACCTGTCAGCTGTATTATCGCGCGCTTCTGACCGCTCTACCTCTGAGCTACCTCGATTTAACCGGCATCGGCCGGTTAGCAATAGTTTTGTTCGTGCCATGCCCTGCACTATGCGGTTCTTAAGAATCATATCGTTTTACCGCCAATCTACACGCCGCTCTTTTGCCCTCAAGCAGTAGTCGGGATTACATGGGCGAGGATTTGCACCTCGCTGCTGAAGGGGAAACAGCCCGACCTATTTGTCGCCATGTAAATGGGGTTACATTATGGTAAAGAAAAGACGTGGCGGTCTTCCCGCCAATTCCACCCGAAGTTTCTGACGCTTCTTTAATCAGCTCTCGCTAGGTGGCGGAGGCTCTAATCGCATGATATTAGAAGCCGACTAGGCTACCGGGAATCGAACCCGGGATACAGGAGTCAAAGTCCCGTGCCTTGCCGCTTGGCTATAGCCCAAAATTTATACAGGAATCGTCCGTATGCTTTTTACAAACGCCTTGGGGATCATTATATAAGATCCCGAAGCCCCATCAATGCAAAAAATATCAGCGGACTTATTGAAGGTATATCCAAACAGTGTTTCAATATCTTCTGTGGTCCCATCTATATACTCAACATGTACCATGGTGTCAATCTACCTCCCCAGATTGCTATCAGCGCTAATGCATATGTGCATTCCATAAACCAGAAGAAAAACAGTGACGCTTTATTGTCTGTGAAATCTGCGGTTCGCATATAACAGAAAATTATCACCATGAATGCGATAACAAACACGGTTGCTGTGATTCTAATTGCTTCCATTCTCGTCTCCTACAACTCGATTTGTGATGCGCTCAGCGATTTCTTGAACTGATAAATCGACTCCATCCGGGATCTCATACAGTGCAGAAGCAACGCTATCGCAAAACGCCTCCCGGATGAGCTTGTCAGACTTTAATATCTCACTCAGATCTGCGATCTTATCTTTGTTGCTCTTTGGGACAGAATCCATCGTGATCAGTTCCGAATACGGAAGGGATTCAATCCACTCCCGCAACTGCTGCCACTCGTCAAGCTTATGTCCTGCACGAGCATGATAGATATTCCGCAGCACCGCATAATTCAGCATGACTGTTCGCTTCTGATTGTAACTGGACGGGAGGAGCTGGATTATCTGCCACCAAATATCTTTCTTACTCGGACACCCTTTAATCTCGAAATCGTCCGGGTTGTATTCGATATATAATTTTCGATAATCATTTAATGCCTTTATTATTTCTTCCAGCAGTGATTTGGTGCGGATATCGAGATGCTCGCAACTGAAATCATCAAGAGCGAACTCCTTAGCCTGGATTTTATGCATCGTACTACAGCTGTTCGCGACCGTACCAACCTTATACGTGTCAAATTCTTTGTACCAATACAATGGCGCTGTGATATCGACCATGACCGGAAGAAAACGCATAAACTTTGAATGATCCGTTCCCGCTTTAATCAGACGTTTCATGAGATCCAGATCGTTCTCACCGATTCTCATATGCCCCGGCCAGAACTGACTGTCGCTCTTGCCCCAGCTGTTCATAGGATTTCGTGTCCCTCTGATTGTAGCCTTCCACTGCTCCGGTGACGGTGTGACGGTATTTTCAATTTTAATCATGTTAATTACCTTCCTTACCTGCGGCATATGATTTCAGACCAAAAATGATAGTGTCTAAAATCAACGATGCAACAATCATTGCTTTGCACCAACTCGGAAATTGAAGTTGGCAAAGCATATATAAAACAATGGCATTCGTAAGCATTTAACATTCAACTCCCTTAGCATACTTCAGTTTATCTTCCTCTCGGACGAGTGCACAATATTTCCAGCGGGAAGTAGATTGCCCGTTTCCATAAGCTGTCCAACTGGTCATTCCAGCTTCAAAAGTTACATACGGATCCTTCCCTTTGAAATAACCGCAAAAATATCTTCTATGAAATAAATCAGCCGTGTTGTTTCGAACCAATACAGGTGTGTCCACCGGAACATTTTCCCAATCAATCCCTGGCTCCTTGTATTCAGAATCGAGCCAATCCTTAAAAGCAGTACGACAGATGACTGCTTTGTAAAATTTGCAGTCAAAACATGATATGTCTTTACACCCGCAAATCTTTCCATCTGCTGTAATAGCTAATGTTGTGTGCTCCAATGCGAGATCCATAATTTCTTTTGCAAATTTCTCCCGATTAAGCATTGCAACCATCCTTTCTGCCATATTGCTCATTTCTTCCATTCACGAAATATAAGTGGCGCCGAAATCATCTATTGGCGATGTTTCAATCATTCCATCTTTTGGTCCGATAGTCCTGACTGAATTTATAGACTGCCAGTATCTCTCGCATTCCGTAATTGTGTTGATATGGTGGTCGTAATTCTCATTGTAGCCATCGGTACATGTCAGCTCTCCGGCACATCTCATGCAGTATTCACATTCCTTGCATTTTTCCACGGTCATTCCCTCACGATCCTACACTTGAGTAGTCTCTCGGCTTCCTCGATGGAAATCTCTGGGCGAGGTTTCTTAATAACCTTTATGTCAATATTGCCGAACTGCCTGATGACTCCATCGGAAAGTTTTATATGCCCGACCATAGCATCAAAACATCTCAGAGTCAGTGGGTCAAATGGAAGCTTGCTTTCTTTAAATTCAAGTGTACCATCATTACACAGCTCCACGTCGGAAATGTTGAGTTTACGTATCTGGTTAGGTTCGTCTAGTGTAGCATCAATGTCCATGAAAAAGGCATTACCCCTTTTGTTTATCTTTATGTCATCGATTTGGAAATTACTTCTTTGTGCCATAGATTTGACTCCTGTTATTTTGGGAACGATTTGGGGAAGGGGCTTTTTTATTTTTGGGGAATTTTTGACGCCCTATTATTGCCTCATGTCCTTTTTTATCAGTTCCCTAATGTACTCAGATATCGTCACGGAACTCCGATTCGCTTTTGTCTCTACATGTCTGCGCATATCTTCATTAAGCCGAAGCTTTAATGTTGTTGTTTTAGGATCAACCGATGTTCTCATGTTCTTCCTTCTTTCTTGGTCTTCCATCTGTTTCTTTAGGTGCTTTCAAATGTGTTCATATAACTCCTTCTGTTCCTGTTAGTGTGGTACAAATTGAATCATTTTCGGCTGGTCGGACGAGCAACCCCGCCCTAACCCTGTGTACCTTCCAGACCCCTACCCGGAAACTCTCACGCCGTCAGATCCAGGAACCCTAGAAGGAATCCACTAAATTACCGCAACAAAACCCATTAATGAATTGTGTCCCTATTGTTTGTCTAACTATTCGTGAAATGACTCTTTGACGAATAGTTGAAATCAATATGTGGTATGGCTCTATGTGCATATACACCATATTGTGGTTTTGTAGTTATAATTGTCAGAATCTTTTTTATTCGTCAAGGTTAGGCAGCTGTGGGGCCTGTGTGCTGCCTGCAAGGGCATGTCTTGAAGCAATATCGGCCGCTGTCTGCTCTGCCACTAGAGCGCCTTGTGGGGCTTCTGTGGGCTGCCCCATGTTCCAGCCATGTCGACGGTTGAGCGCTCCCAGAATTGCGACCGGTGCTCTTTTACCTCCAGAGATTAACATACCACTTAGGGTTTCCTCGTTATTATCTGATAACTTTTTATACAAAGCTAACCCGGCTGGGCCTGCCTCCTGGATCCCCTCGGCGTACCCTCCGTTGCCTTTGCCGCCCCAGTAGGATATTAAATCCTTAGAAATCGTGGTAAGGAAACAGAACCCATTTATTGATACCTCTTTATCGTAATCATAACAAAGGGATATATAATAATCTGCCACCTTATGGAGTTTATTTAGATCATAAGAGTTATTGTTAGTGATGCCGCCATACATGAGGTTGCTACTATCGTCGTACGGTTCGCGTTTCAGTTTTTGTGTATTTTTAAACACGTTTTGGCCGATATATCGGAGCGCCGCGGACCACTTATTCTGACCGGCTTTTTCCATGTCCTCAACGCCACGATCCCGGATAAACTCATCTAGGCACTCGTGAATCTCGCTTAAATACACTTCCATCCCATCCTCGGTACGCTCTGTCAATGCGCTCATGCTCTCAGCTCCTCTCCAACCCGCTTAAATCTCGCAGCGATCCGCCTTTCGGCAGTAGTCGCAATCTTGCCAGCTGGTGCAGTCCTCCTGGATGCATTCCCCGCCGCTCTCGACACATTTGCCGGATTTATTATAAATACACTTAAATTTGCACTCATCCATCACTATCACGCCTTTGTAAAAATAAAAAAAGAGCTATACACAGCTCCTTGTGTCTGGGTCTTTTACGAGGTGACCTCAACCAGGGGAAGGGCTGTTATAGCTCTACAACATGCGATTAACTGTATGCGGTTTTTGTCTGTGCCATTACGATACCACAAGCACTATGATTTTGTCAACACCAATTTTTTAAAACTCTTGTGGTTGTGGTTTTTAAAAAAACACTAAAGGCTGATAGTTACTAGCTCCCCGATAGGTATTAAATACCACCAGGGAAAAGACTAAAAGAATAAAAGAATACCAGAAACAAAGAAACATGTACTTCGTACATGCAAAGAAAGCGTGACGCTAACGTTACGCTAACGTGATGCGTCACGTGACGCATTTTGAGGGGTTGAGCAATCACGGGAACCCTTGTAAAATAAGGCTTTGTAAAAATCGGGGACATGATTGTATACAATTTTTGAACCCTTTTTGGGACCTTCCAGCACCCTAAAATCACCCCGGAACACAGAAACAATGATTAACTGTTGATTTTTTGTTGATTAACAAAAATATTTTGTTGTTGACTTCCCCGGGAGCCGCCAAAAATTCCCGTTTTCGGTGTTGACATCCTGCGACATCCCCGCCCATTTTGTGGCAATAGCAAAATGCCCGGAGAGATCCCCCGGGCATAAAGTTTATAAAATCTTAATAGAAAATTTATGAAATCTTCCGTCCTCGTAGCAATCAAGGGCGGCTTTTCCGCCGGAAATACTAATGTCACACGCGGACGTGTTGTAATATTTCAACTCTCAGCCCCGCAAGGGGGCTGACATTTGATTTTGCTCATTTTATCCTCCTCTAAATCTTAAATTTCTTCATGTTCCAATCCCCTCCCCTTAAAATCTGTCGTTGATATTAACTGATGGCCATCTTCCGCCGCATTCCATGCCATTTTCCAGCTCGTAGAAGCCCACAAGCCCGGTTCCGCGATCATATACGCGCCGGATCTTCACAAGCTCGCCGTTGCGTTTGCAGCCTATTTCCCGGGTCACTCGGTAACCGTCAAGCAGCGGATCCTCTGACAGCCATTTCACGGCATCCAGGAACGCCTCGACGCTGACGCCGGTATTTTCGTGCCAGTTCTGGAAGACCTTACTCTCACCGGACCGGACACGCTTCTCTATCTTTTCATACTTCCATGCCATTTCGCTCATGCTGTTTTCCTCCTGTCGTGTTATCTTCTTGACAGTTATTATTATAAACCACTATCGGTTTATTGTCAATGGTTTTGTAAACTATTTTTGGTTTATTTCGTTTTCCTTATATTTTATAATGTTTCCGGGCTGCATATCCAACAGTTCACAAAGCTTATCAATGGTTTTTATTCCTACCATTTCATTATTTCTTATTTTCTGCATGGCTGACTGGCTAATAAGATTTTCTTTTAAAATCCTAGTGCTATTATACCCAGCTTCTTTTAAGGTATCCAGAACATCAATCTTATATATTATCATTTTACACCCCTCTATTTTTTCTTTTATTATATTATGCCTGCCTCGAAAAGTCAATTTGATTTTAAACGGAAAAAAGTTTATTTTGTATCTTGACAGTAAACGCTTTTTGGTTTATTATATGGCTATAAGCACAGAGCGAAAGGAGTTAAGCATGGAAGCATTAAAACAGACAATAACAACATTAGAAATTGCCGAAATGATGAACATGAAACACGGCAGTATTTTAAGAAAACTAGAAGGGCGTGAAATAAACGGGAAGCATATTAAGGGTGTGATTGATATTATCAATGAACACCAAATGGTGTCGATTGATTATTTTATTAAATCCACTTATACAGCTCCAACCGGCAAAGAAAACCCCTGTTACAAGGTTACCCGCCTCGGCTGCGATTTCCTGGCAAACAAATTTAACGGTGAAAAAGGAATTATCTTCACCGCCAAATATGTGAAGCGCTTCCACGAGATGGAAGAAGCCATAAAAGCCAAGGAACGCGCCACCATCCCAGAGTCACCGACCCCGGCAGCAGGCAAGCGGCAAATTCCCATGACAAAGTGGTTCTTTTCCAACAACTGGAAGTGTGACGCGATCATGGCAAATTTCGGATGGAGCCGGAAATACCTTTACCACAAGATTCTGGTGGAGCTCTCGGACCTATACAATCTCCGGGATGTGGAACTTGCCTATAAAGAGTTCCACGGGTATCGGCCAGAATACAAGCTGGATCTGCTGGATTTTGACGAACGCCTGGCGAACACGGCAACACACTATTTAAATTATTTATTAGTTGAGGAGGCATAGAATTATGAACGAATTTGCAAAGATGATTTATGAAAAATGGGCCGAGGATCACGCAGAAAGCGCCTTATATTTCGACACCGGCGCGGAGCTGGTGAAACGGATTGAGGGGACGCTATCGCTTGATCTCGCAGACGAATTTTATACCCTGTTTTGTGACAGCTGTAAAGAGGTCGAGTCGAACGCATTCCGGGAGGGTTTCGAGTACGCTTGTAAATGCCTGTCCAATGGCAAAATTGAGTTTAGCAAATAATAACGTCCGCCGGAGCTGATCCGGCGGCACCACCAGAAAGAAGGAAAGATTATGAAAAAAGCATTATTGGGATTTTTAGCAGGAATGGCACTCACAGCGGCAGTGTTCGCCACATACGCCCATTTTAACATGATAAACATGCCCCAGGTTGTGGATATCCAGACCACAGATAGCGGCGCTATGATCGTGACGGTGGACGGCTCCGGGTACTATTGGGAGCGGTAAATAAAAAAAGACGGGGATCATCTCCCCGCCTCCCGCTCCATGCGTTCCGCTATGGCCCGTTTTATGTATCCGTTAATAGTTTCCCCGGATGCCTCAGCGGCGGCGGCCAAAACGTTATAATCGGACTTTTTGAGATCCAGCGGTACGCGTTTTAAATTGCCTTTTGCATATTTTATAGTTGCTCTTTTTTGGGCTTCTGTACTTGCCATTTTACACCTCGCTTTTTCTTTTGATTATAGCATATTATGGCATAAACGTACATATATAATATTGCACAAAAAAGCATCATAAACGTACGTTTATATTTGTGAAGTATTACATATTGATATTAACGTACGTTTATATTATAATAACATCATCAGAAAGAGATAAACAATCAACACAGAAAAGGAGATAGAAAACATGACGAAGGAAAGATTTATAGAACTGGAAGACCTGCTAAATAGGGAGTGTTTTAAATATGACAAGGATTGTAATACTTGCCCGTACCATGGTAAAGAGTGTAAAGAATACGAAGAGGAACACGAATACAGCCAATATAACGAGATCTGCTATCACTGCAAAAAATGGCTAAATGGCTGTGAAGGAACCACTAACAAGACTTGGACCGGCTGCGTATACCGGGAGATCTAAATAGTCGAAACCGCCGCCCGGCGGTCTGTAGGAACTGCCCCACCTGCACCGATGAGATAGGGCAAAACGAAAGGAGAACGGAACCATGACAAAGAACGAAATGCTGAAAGAACTTGATAGACTGGAGAAAGAAAAAGGCATTGACCTGGACGGAATCGGCCAGAACAGCAATAAAAGCACTATCCAGAACGCTATAAACTGCCTGTTATGCCCAGATGATCTGTTAGAAAAGTATTTGACCGTTTTAACGCTCAAATACCCAAATACAGGCGCAAAAATCTCAGAAAATGGAGACTTTAAAAAGCACCGTTTCAATCGGTTATATGTTTTCAATACTGCCAGAATGATTTTAGCAGATTAAGCCGAAACGCCCTTGTGGGCGTCCACCGCGGGACGGTCTCCCGGTGCTGATGAGGCAGACCAGAAAGGGAAAACCATGAAAAGAGATTATTTATCAGATATGAGAATTGCCCTTGTCTATATGATTGATCGGGCAACGCAGGACGATAAAAAAAGTAAACTCGTTGTTGAGGCGATGTTCTCAAATCCGGTACAGGCCGAGGATAACTACAAAATCCAGAATCCAGAGAAAAAGCGTTATTTGCTCTCCGTTGATGATTTAGAGCTGTTCGAACGCTTCTACAACGATGTCCAGGATCTCAATGAACAGTATGGAGATCACGCAATTTTCCACATTGACGAGATAACGCCCGGGTGCGACCTTGAAACAAGGTTTAGAACGATTTTAGAAATCTGGACAAATACAGAGCTTTAGACCGTTTGGAGTTTCCCGGGGTTCGACTCCCCGGGGCGGCGTTTCCAGAAAGAAAGAAGGATTTAACATGATGAATTTTATAGCTATTATGTGTGTATTTGTGGGCGGCTATGGTGTCCGCTGGCTTTGTGAAATAATGCAGGAGGAAAAATAATATGGAAAAGTATGATTTTGATTCTATGGGCGCTCTGTGGGCCGATCAGGCGCGAAAAATCGTGGAAAACGGCGTTTTTGTCGCAAATAGCGGCGGCTGGGATCTGTGGGCGTATGACGGGACCGTTTATAGTATCCCGGTTAATGGGTCAGGCGGTTCTGCGTCGTATTGGTGCGCACTCTCTCAGCTACGTGCACATCTTTTCCGGCTTCGGACCATTTGCCGTTATAATGCGCTTATCCCGGACGGCTGGAAAAACATTAACCGCGAGTTTTTAGCGGCTTATGGCATTGCATAGATATTTATCGGTGGCGCTTTAGGCGTGGACGGTTCAGTCCGCCGCCGGTATTTCTGGGTGTTTTCCGTTTTCCTTCCAGGATCCCCGCAAGGGGGAATAGAAAAACGGCGTTGAATGGGCCGATAAAGCCAGGATAAGCCCGGAGGCGGACCGGCAGAACAACCGCCATTGTTCAAAACTTGCCCGGGCGTTATGCCTGGGTTGCTTGCTATTTATTACGTTATAGGCAGCTTATGAGCCGTTCCGAGCGCCGCAAGCGGTAAATAATCGCGGCTATTGTGGAGCGATCCACACGCCCGACACGCGGAAAAAGTGCAGTTTCTCGCCGTTACTGATAACAGGCGCGGCAGGAGTGCAGGCCGTCACAGCTGCATCACGCTGGAGCCGGGGCCGTTCCAGATCACAACAAAAAGCCCCCGCAAGCGCACGAGACGTGCAAAATATTATTCCTGGAGGTGATCCGATGACAGAAAAAGATATTTTTATGGTCCGCTGCGAGGTGGAAGGGATACGCTCAAACCTGGAAAAATTGAGTATGACACGCGAGCCGGTAGAATATTGGTTTTTACGTGGGCGCCTTGAGGGGATCGCAAGCGCTTTTATGATAATGCCCTGGCATTTTAAGACGTGGAAAGATCTATACAGCGGTATTATAAAGTATCTGGATGATGCAGACAAACAAAATAAGCCGGCATAATGCGCCCTTTTCAGGGGCGCTATTGCCTTATGTGGCGCTTGACATCCTCCGCCGTGCGTGGTACGCTACAAATGATTACAAGCTTTTAAAAGGCTTTTGCGGCGGTTTCCTGCGTGTGGGTGGAAAGATCTACACGCAACACATCAAAATCGTTTTGCGTGGCGTTTAAGGCTTGTATGTAAATGATCGCATGATAACGCAGTGACTCTGGCGCGGTGATACGGACCGTATCGGGTCTATTAAGAGCACCTGGGATTTGGGAGAAATTTGAGGGAAATTTGAGAATGAGAATTTTTCGAATCCTGAAAATGGAATTTCAGCTCAAAAATCGGGACCCCGGGGGGTATCAAAAATTTTCCGATTGGTCGCTGCGGAAGAAAAAAATTAAAGTTGAGGAAAAACGCATGATAGAAAGCTTCAATCACTACACATTGAATACTGGCGATTCCCGCCGGTCGCATCCTAGCGAAGTTAATAAAAACATGTACCTTGTTCTTAAGGGCTTTATCCGGGATTCTCAGAAAAAAGAGTTCGTGGATCTATTCGATGGTGTCCAGTTCAAGCTTACCATGACGGAGCGCCGCTCTTATGTGTGTACTCTCTTCAAAACGATAAAAGGGGAGCATACTCCATTTCTGATCACATTCGGATGCTGTGATAAGGAAGATTATTCCTATATGCTCGAACAGCTCCAGAATTTTTATGAGCGGTTCAATCACGAAAAACCGAAGGTTATTCCGAGTTTGCCGTTTGTTGCTGACGTGATTATGCCGGCCGCATTATTCTGCATGAAAGAGCTTGAGTGGACTGGGGACTTCTGCCGGTGTATGGGCTGGGCGGTACTCAGCCCGGAGAGCATCCGACCGTAACCGGATCTGTGAGAAATCTGGTTCGGATTTTCGGCAAGGGATTTTTAGAAACTGGAAAACGGATTTTCACCTGTAAAACAGGCACCCCGGGGGTATCGAATTTTTTCCGATTTGTCCCCAGGCGGTTCGACGTTGACGTTTATTCGATTGTGTGCTAATATAAATACATACATTTCAGAATTTTTGATCTGGTTTTGCGGATGCACGCGGGGGTGATCCTAATTTCTTTAATGATGCGGATTTTATTATTGAAACTATTTTCCTTGTAAACGCAGACGCAAGACAAACAGATATGAGAAAAGCCTCCGTGAGATACGGGGGCTTCTTTCGTTAAGTACGCCCAACGGCTCACGATACAACAATGGGGCAGGATTTTAATAAATCCCACCCCAACTATTGATAAAACCAACTTTTCAATTATCTTTTATTCATATCCGTTCATAATTGCATTCATCTGCTGATGATACTCTTCTGCCTGCTCTGGAGATAAATCATATTCTACACGGAAAAGCACTTTCTTATATGAATACACATACTGGTTCAGTGCCAAAAATCCAAAGCTCGGATCATTCATGCTATTTAAATAATCTGTTCTCTTCTTGCAATCCTCTTCAGTTGCGAATGTTTCAAGCGTGCCACCGCAAAGATATTGTCCAACCTGTGCCACACGAGCATCTGAAAAATCGGCTTTGCTGATATAATATCCAGGTCTTCCCAGTTTCCCGTTAGGATCAGTAGAAGAATCGAATGCATCAATACCGGTTAAATTTGAGCTCTTTGCCTTCAGTTCATTTAAAAGAGCTGTTGCGGATGGAACCTCACCTTTCTTTTTGATTCTCGCACCATCTGTACCAACGCTGCAACCATCCGGTGTCGTGGTATCGTGTAACATATAGCCATCATTACCGAAATAATATTGAACTCCGTTAATTTCCTGCCACTTGTTAGTCGGATAGCTTCCATCATCATTCTGATACCACCAGCCTACACTATCCTGCTTCCATTCTGCGGCGTACGTTGGAAAAGTTAAAGCTGTCATCAACGCTAATGTAGCGGCTACCAATCTCATTTTTTTCATAGAAATTGCCTCCTTTATTTTTATATTTTTAATATATCACGATGGTTGCAAGATTGCAATAAATGAGCTAAGATTTCTCTCTAATTTTTCACTGAAAGCCACAAAAAAGCAGGGATTTTTCTCTGCCTAATTGTCTGAATAATCAGAACTGTTTTTAACTTGATTTTGCCCCTGCTCCCCTTATTTACTTAGATAACTAAGCGATAATCATAGCGAATTTCCGTCTCATGCCCGTAAAGGTGCCTCGGATGCCTGTAAAATACTGTGCTCCGCACTGGTAACATAATATTTAAAAGGTTGTCATTACGGAGCACCGCTTTCCGATCATAAGTTTTATGTACTTTTTCGGAAGTTTTCAGATAAAACTCAACACTGGCATAATCGGTATCTTGTGGTGTAATGACGATTTTATCGATCAATTCATCCACTATCTTGTTGTCCAGATCTTCCGATTTTACGCCAGAAAAATCATTCAGCAGCTTAGCCGCTTTGTCCAGTACGCTATTCGATTTTAGCTCTACTGGTGACTTAGAAGTGAAAGAATCTATTAGGGACTGAGCACGCTCGATCTTTCGATTCAGCAATTTGGTATTGGAAATGAACTCATCATCGGATAAAATGCCCTGGAGGTTGTAATCGAGAAGTTTCTGCTTCTTCGCCATGTTATTCTCGATCTCCTTATTCAGTTCTGCAATCTTAGCAGATTTATCTACAGATGAGTCGATATTTTTCCGCAACATTTCCAGATACATCTCGCAGTATTTCTGGATATCAGAAGGAGAAAGTGTGATAAGATCTACTACCATTGACCGTATTTCATCCTCTTTTATCGGGAATGATTTGCAGCTATCTGTTCCGTTTTTTAGCTTATCACTGCAATACCAGGTTGAATCATCTTTACCTCGTAAAACGCGATGTTTTAACCAGTATGGAGCGCCATCCGTCCCACAATATATTTTCCCAGTGAATGTATTTGGCGTTGTGCATACCTTCCTGCGAGCTTTGATCGCGTCACCTCGTTCAACGAAATATTTATTCGCCAGTTCCCAGGTTTCCTCGTCAATAATTGCCGGGACCCTTTCACCTGTCTCATCCTTATACATGATCCACTCGTCTTTCGGGATAAACTTCCGCTTTTTCGTGAACATATCAATGATTTTTACTTTTCCGCCGACGTAGTATCCCTTATATTTGGGATTTGTAATAATATGCCCGATTACTGTCCGGCTGATCTTTTCCCCATAATGATTTCGGTATCCAGATGCATATATTTCCCGTTCAAGCATAGGGGTTGTATACACTCCTGTTGCGTATTTCTCATAGATTGATCGGACCATTTCAGCTTCATAAGGATCAATAACAAGCTTGCCATGATCTTTGTTGTATCCATAAAGCATAGAGTTCCCCATTACTACTCCCCGTTTTATGGATTGGGCATGTCCCATTCGGACTCTTGTAGAGGTTTTTAAGCTTTCGTTCTGGGCGATACTGGACAATATCGCTAGGTGAAGCTCTGCGTCCTCATTGATCGTATTCACATTATCAGTATAGAACCAGACACCGATTCCACAATTTAAGAGCAATCGGGTGTACCGGATACTGTCCAGGGTGTTTCTCGCAAAACGGGAGATTTCTTTTGTGAGGATTAAATCATACATTTGATTCTGTCCATCACTGATCATTCTCTGGAAATCTTCTCGCTTATCTGCCATAATTCCTGATGCACCATCGTCGATATATTTACCTACAAAAGTCCACGCCGGATGAGAGGCGATAAGCTCCTCAAAAAATGTGTCCTGGTTTACAGTTGAGTTTTTCTGTTCCTCCTTATCCGTGCTGACACGCACATAATAGACAACCCGTAGCGGGATGTCAAAGATACTTTGCCCTTTTAAAAGCTGCCTTACCTTATATATATCCATAATGTCCTCCTGCAAAAAATGCAGGGGCAAAATCAATTTGATTATATCCCCTGCATAATTGTTTTTCAATCAATTACTGACAATTTTCAACCTCTGAATGCGATTTTCTATCCGTTTCTTAGTATCCTCATCAATAATTCCGCTTCGAAGCATCCTATTGTTAATTGCTCTTAAGATGCATCGAGCCATGATTTCTTCATTTTTAGATTTTCCCATGTTTTGAAAGAAGCTAGGATATCCTTTATGCCGGCCGGCAGCATCCTGTTCCTTTCTTATTTTTTTGAGTGATCACGTCTAAACTCCACAAATCTTTCTATTGCGTCGAAACATGTAGAGCATACATCCATTTCATGACGGATTTTGATTTTACAGAACCCGCCGTTATAGCTGCGACCGTTCAGGACGCCATATTTACGTTTGCAGAGGTCGCATGTGTACTTTTTGTCACCATTCTCCATATACTCAATCATTTGTATCACCTCACTTTTACGGGAGTATCTGTTCTATATTTATGCTGACTTTAGCAATTTTATACTCATCTCCGCATCCTCTTCTTCGAAAATCAATCTTCGCGATTTCCGGATCACTGTAGGTAATCATCTGCTCACTGCTTTCACGCTGATAGAATGGCCACCCATTGGACTTATCGGTCCCATATACGAATTTCTTAGTTTTAGTATTTAATATCGCGTACATTTTTATTCCTTTACTCGAATCTTTTCTCTTTTAACTTCTTGATTTTGTTTTCTAGCCTAGTGATTTCTCTTTTCCGCATTTCTTTAGCACGTTTCACGGCATCTGTTTTTCTCTTGTACCAATCCCTACTGCCATATGCTTCATCCCAAGCGTTTCCATAAACAGTAGATCCATCTCTACTCGTACTTTTTACTTCCATCTCGAATATGCCGCGGGTAAGGGCGTATTTAGTAATCCATACTTTCATAAATCTTCCTCCACGATTATTATTTTAAGCTCAAGTAACACATGATTCCACAATCTGGGAACACCTCTGTGTTCATGTTGTCTGTCCTGTCAATTCTGTGACTGCCATTTCAAGATTCTTTCCAACAACATTTACCCTGTAGTAAAGAGAATTTCTGCTTATATGATACTCTTTTGCTATCTGAGATAACGTTTTCATTTCGCCATTGAACAAATAATAGTGGTTATTTCTTTTATTATTTTCCTGCACTACCATACTTACCCACCGACAATTTTCTGGGTAATATCCCTTGTTATTATCTATTCGATCTAGTGTTAAATCTTCTCGATATCCGTTCTTATATGCCCAATCTCGGAAATTAATAAAATCATCAATCCATTCTTTACATACTGTGATTCCACGTCCACCATAATGCCGATACTCTCGGCACTTTGGATTTAAACATCTTTGCTTCATATGGCTCCAAGCTGTATATAAACGTGTTTTGTGCATGCCATGAATCCTGTATCTATCATGCTTATTTTGTTCATTCCAACAGCCACAGGATTTAGTTAAGCCACGTCTCACTGAATAGCTTGATGTAACTATCTCCTTTCCGCAATCGCACTTAAATTTCCACCTAGCCCCGGAACTGCCCTGACAAATATATTCAAGTGCTGTCAATCTGTTAAATTTCATTCCAGTTATATCAATAAAATTTCCTGGACGCATTCGTTATTCCTTTCTTTTATTTTGGCGCACTTTTGCTCCATATTTACTTTTTCATCATTAATTTTTTCACATTTTGTTTCGATTTTTTGATTCATTTGACTCTTTCTGCTTCATGATGCCATTACTTTAGCAATCAGATTCTCATATAGCTCTTTATACGTGTCGCGCTGCACTTGCAATTTGATTGCTTCTGCTGTCGCTATGACTAGACCGTTGTCTGAAGAGTTGCTAGATTTCTCCTGCCGCACCTGGATAATCTCCTTCTTAAGATCATCGATTTCCTGCAACTGCTTTTGTATTGTATCTTCGTACTGGCTTACTGCTTTTTCATTCCCGTTAATACCCAATGAAATCATGAGCGCAATGTCGATATTTTCCATTTCTTGATCCGTGACTCTTCCAATGTAGTTATTTACCCGTTCAGTAGATACGGATGATACTTGCTCACATAATGCAATAGAAATTCTTCCAGTGCTACGAATAGTCACGTGTGTTGGAAGGTCTTTTTTCGGCTGTGTTGTAATATACACAACTTCGATTACGCTTGAATGCTTATTGCATTCATTGTTGCTGACTATGATAGCCGGTCTATCTGCGTACTGCTCACTCCCTGCTACTGCCTCCCCGCGGGCAATGTAGAATATATCTCCTCTTTTCATAGTTTTTACCTCCTGTTCTCATTTTATAACTGTGCTTTCCTTATTCACTCGCCTTGAAATTGTATATAGGTTTTATGATTTTCACGACTTCTACGGTATCCGCAATATTGGTAATGATTTCTTCCATTGTCTTATAAGCCATCGGACTTTCGTCAATGGTAGAGCAATTGACGGAAGTGGTGAAGATACCCTTCATGGCATTTTCATACTCCTCAAGTGATACCAGTTCTTTTGCCTTGCTGCGGCTCATTACTCGACCAGCACCGTGAGGAGCTGAACAGTTCCAATCCTCATTGCCTTTGCCAACGCCGATGATACAGCCATCACGCATATTTATAGGAATAAGAAGTTTTTCACCAGCTTTCGCAGAGATGGCTCCTTTACGAACCATGTTCGTTCCAAATTCAATGTAGTTGTGAACGGTCTCGAACATCGGTAAATCCCAATAGGAAATTTTGCCTCCGAATAAATTGCTGACGATTCGGTTTGCAATTTCACATCTGTTGTTCGTTGCAAAGCGCTGGCATTCTTTCATATCGTAAAGATAATCTTCCCTATGTTTCCCGGTAAGGTAGCACAGCTCTTTCGGAATTTTGAGAGGATTCGGGGAGAATTTTCTATGAATTTCGGAAATCGCTTTCTGAATCTCTGATTTGCGCCCCTGTGCCTTATAATCGGCGATCAGTTTCTCTTGCATAGCCATGAGTTCGTCCTTGCCTTGCATGGTCTCAATGGCAAGATTCTGATAATATTCGGCAACCTGTTTCCCCAAGTTACGGCTGCCAGTATGAATCACGAGATACTTCATACCCTCGGAATCGGCATCAATCTCAATGAAGTGATTTCCACCTCCGAGTGAACCGATAGAGCGAACCAATCGTTCAGGATCTTTGAGTACCTTATAACACCGAAGGTTTTTAAGTGTCTTGGCAGAGTAAATAGCGACCTCGTTCACCTCACGTCCGCTCGGTATGTTCTCCCGAATAGCCCTGTCGAGACAATCGAAATCAATGTCAATCTTCCCTAGCTCCACGGTTAGCATACCGCATCCAATGTCAACACCAACGATATTTGGGATAACCTTATCCCCTAAATCAGCCGTAAAGCCAATAACGCAACCAGTTCCAGCATGAACATCCGGCATGATACGAACCTTGCACTTTGCGAACGCTGGTTGTCTGATAAGGGTATAAATCTGATTCAAAGCCGTAGGCTCAATGTTATCGGTAAAAATCTTTAAGTTACTCACTACAACCCCTCCTTCAAATTTCAGTTTACCTCTCAAATCCTTATTCTTGTGTTTTTAATACATTTAATATGCCCTCTACTGCTTTATCCCAGAAGATATTTGCAAATTCTTCAACAGTGCAAATTGGCTTGTCATCCCAGTCAACTATCATCGCATCGGCACACTGACAAATATCGCTACCACTTTCTTTTAGTGCTTCGTTTGCATATTCTGTTACAACTGTCTGAGTATCGGCATAGTCGCAGCCTCTGTCTAAAATGTCCTCAAGTTCTTTTATTGTTTTCTTTGATATTTTTGCCATTTTAATTTCCTCCTAAAATCTTAATTTGTATAACGATTTTTACCAACTCTTTATTCCATGCATAGTTAGGATTTCTTTAATCTCGGCATTATCTTTGCAGAAAAAGAACTCATCATGTAACTTGTCAAAATCCTTATAATACTTCTCCCTAACG